ATATTAGCTTTAATACCAGATATTAGAAAGTTCTTTAGTTTTTCTACCATAATAGGAGTATCAGAACCAGACAGAGCTAAAAGACCATATTTATCAATCATCAAGCAACTATGTAAGAGAAAGTATGATATATCAATACATGATTGTAGGCTAAACGTTGATGGGAAGGATATTAGGAGTAAGAGGTATGTTTTTACTATCTTATAATTTAAAAGTATTATCAAAACATTTATCGCATATATCTTTAATTATTTTATAATAATCACATTCAAAAGGTTTTGATGCTCCAATACACATTTCTAAATTAATCCAAGATTCAGATTGACGTTTAAAAGAACTTCTAGTATAGTACAATATATCATCTTTATTAAAATCATTTGTATGATGTTTTAGCCAACCAAGTAAATTTTCAGCATCTGAACCTTTATAGAACTTTGAATCAATCTTCATATATTCTTTTGAAGTATCAAGCATAATATATCCTTCTTGTTTTTTTTTATTAGTTATAATAACATTCTTAATATCTGTTATTGTTTTAAATTCACTATATGTTTTTATAATATATGGTTTTGCTTGATTGAAGTCTTCAATTCTTCTTATATTAGCTTTTATTCTATACCTTTCAGATTTTTCTTCAAAAACAGATGGTTCATATATACTTACATTATTATTTAACCATCTATCCCAATTATTATAATATTCCATAAAATCATTTTCTATATCTAATTCTTCTGTCTTAAAATTATTATCTTCATTACTTATCACATGATTTGTTATTTTATTATAAATGTCCTTTACCATCTCATTATAGTCTCCTTCAAAGTATTCATTTCCTATATCTCTTCTATGTATGTATTTGTTTTTGAACTCTCTGATTAGTTGTGTTTCTAACATATCACAATCATAACATACTTGTTGTAAAATCAACTTAGAACCTTTTGGGTATTGTTTGAACCTTTGTAGGTTCTCTTGTTTTGTCTTTCCCAATTTGTAAATGTTCTGTTTGGTAGTTATAAACTCTCTTTCTTGAAGCAAGTAGATATATTCAGACATTATATTATAATGATGTAAAATACTTTACATAAACTATCATTTTTTTATTATTTTCCTATGTATAATCTATTTTGGCGTTATATTATTGTAAATAAAAATATATATATAAATTAGAGATACAAATATAATTATGAGTTCTCTTGGAGATAAGAAACCTCCCGATAAGCATTTAGACTATTTCAAATGTATCAAAGTATCATTAAAGCATATTGTGAAGCACCCTGAAATCAATATACCTAAAATTACAAGTGCCGTAGTCAGATGTAATAAGATTGTTATCAATACATTAATGTTTATGAAACTCTATTTATTAGACTATTTTGAAAAGAATAATGTATTACCAGCCATTGATAGACTATTTGTTAATTCTTGTATGAAGATAATGTGTAGGGAAACAACAAACGGAAGACCTCTTAAAAAAGAAGTAAGAGAGTTGAAGGACAAACTATCTGCTTTTTACAATACTGATTTTAAGCCCTTCATTCAAGAAGAAGCATTAGATTATACACACCTCAATATTGTATTAGAATATCTTACAATAAGTCTTATTACTATGTATGAGAATAACATAAAATTGCACTATGTTGAATATGTAGAAAGATACATTAATGTAGTTTGGAAAAAGAAAGATATGATTAGACAAATAAAAGAAGAACATATTGATAAAGGAATACAAACAAGCTTAATAAATGAGTTTTGTAGGCAGTTGAGAAAAATAAAGCTTGATGTATTAGATATTCCAAATGATTATAAATCTGATGAAAAATATCATAGTTGGATTAAAGAAGTAAAGGCTTACATAACTCCTAACAAAGATAAATATCAAAAAGACAATTTATATTATGACTTACAATGTACTCCACAAGACTATTTACCTTGTATGATAAGAATGATGAAAGAAGTTGAAAAAGAAGGTGTTATGATTTATAATGTCTTTCCTATGCGTAATTATGCAATACCGCATTCTATCAAGTTAGATACTACAACATTAGTACATCTTTTATTCACTGATAAACAAGGTATAAAACAAGATTATCTCACAGAAGGCAATCTAAAAAAGAATGAAGATAAAATATGGGATTTCTTCTTCAGAACAGAAAAAAAATGTTTCAATAAACCAAAATACTCTTTTCATCATATGATTGAAACAGATGGTGTAAGTTCTTCTATACTTATGTTAAGAAATGATATGATAGGTAAAAGAATACCAAATATGAAAATAAGTCTTGATACAGAGCAATACATAGATGAAATAAATGATTATAGTAGTATAAAAAATAAGAAAATAATTGCTATAGATCCCGGAATGTCTGATATTATTTATTGTGTTGATAGTGATAATAAAGATGCAAATGAGTTTAGATATACTCAAGATAGTAGAAGAAAAGAATGCAAAATAAAAAAGTATTCAAAGTTGATATTGCAATTCAAGCAAGAAAAAATAAATGGTAAAACTATTATAGAACACGAAACAGAACTTTCAAAGCTAAATAGAAAAACACTTAACATAAATGCTTTCAAAGAATATATTAGTGCAAAAAGTTTACTTAATCATAAAGTATATCCTTTCTATCAAAGGTTTATTTTCAGAAAACTTAAATTAAATGGATATATCAATAAGAAAAAGCATGAACATAAAATGATAAATAAGTTCAAAAAGATTTTTGGTAGTCAAGACGATATCATAATAGCATTTGGAGACTGGGAACAAAAACAACATATGAAATATAGGGAACCAACAAAGGGAAAGGGCATCAGAAAGCTTTTTAGAGAAAGTGGTTATAAGGTATATTTAGTTGATGAGTATAGAACAAGTTGTATGTGTTCTAAATGCTGTGAAGGAAAATGCGAAAAGTTTATAACAAGAGAAAATCCTAAACCTTATAAGAAAGGTAAAATTCTCGTACATGGGGTACTCATTTGTAAAAAATGTAATGCTGTATGGAATAGAGATGTAAATGGAGCTACAAACATATTTAGGATAGTAAAAAATATGATAGACAAAAAAGAAAGACCTGAATATCTATGTAGATAACACAATAAAGTAATTCTTCAGTTAAAGTTGTCGCTTTAACAAAATCAAAATATACATAGTTCTGAAATGAACTAACCTTTTAGATTTTTTTGATATACGGATATCTCATTATAAATCTTCAAGGGTGTAAAAGAAAAATACATTTAATATTTATATATATAAAAAATGATATAATATAATTAATATATTAATATATTAATTTCTAAAATGAAACGTATTGAAAATATTCATAATAAAACGATGGAGATTGATATCGAGAATCAGCCATATAATAACAAAAATATCCTATTGCAGCGCGAAGATTTGGATAATTTGCTAAATAGCAATGGGTTGTCTGGTTTAGAAATTAAAAATATCAATTTATATCGCGTCGCATTTGTTCACAAGTCTTATTGTACTATGAAAAATGCGGATTTTGATAAGAGTAATGTGAATTGTCCAGCGGGTTGTCTGCCTTTGCAAGATATGTCTTACGAACGTTTGGAATTTCTCGGAGATTCTTTGCTCGGTATGATTGTTACAAATTATTTGTATCTACGATTTCCCGATCAAAACGAAGGCTTCTTATCAAAAATAAGGACTAAAATCGTTAACGGCCGAATGCTCGGATATTTATCAGAAAAGATAGGACTTCCTAAATTCGCTATCATTTCAAAACAAGTCGAAGAATCGGGTGGAAGAAATAATTATAAAATTATGGAAGATATTTTCGAAGCATTTTTAGGAGCACTTTATTTAGATTTTCAAACTGATGCCGACGAGGTCACGCTTCCTTCTACTATCCGCGTTACGCCTATTAGCGGTGCTGGATATTACGTAGTAGAAAGTTGGATCATCTATATTATTGAAAATTATATAGATTTCTGCGAACTAATAAGAATTAAAAATAATTATAAGGATATGCTCGTATCTCATATGTTACATTATTTGCAAGATGTGCCCCAGTTTAAAGAATTGAATATCTCTATCAAGGATAATGTTAGAGTATTTACTTATTGTATCAAAGATAAGAATGGTTCTATTATTGCGACTTCTACAGGCAGTACCAAAAAAGAAGCTGAGAACAATGCGTCAAAGAGCGCCCTATTATATTATAATGTAAATATTCAAGAATATAATTCTCATATATAAGAAATTATATAATTATTCATCTAATACGAATGTAAATATGGTAAATATGAATATAACACATTTAGTTTTATCTGGAGGCGGAATGCACGGAGTTATGTTTTTAGGAGCCCTGAGGTATTTATATATAACAAACTTGCATAAAAAAATCACGCATATCGCAGGATGTTCAATAGGCTCTTTTGTAGGTCTCATGTTTGCTTTTAAATTAGAAATAGATGAAATGGAGGAATTGGTATACAATATGCAATACGATAATGATTTATGCAATGTTCCTATAAAAAATTATATTAAATTAATAACGGAGTATGGAATATGTGATATGGAGCTTTTTATAAATCATTTAAAAGTTGCTATAAAAAAAAAGTATCCGCATTTAGACGATAAATTAACTTTCAGGGATATATCAAAGATATTTGGGGTCAATATCTATATGTCTGCGACAAATATAAATTCCTGTGAAAATAAGATTTTTTCTATTGAGGATACCCCAGATATATGTGTGTATGATGCTTGTTGTGCTTCTATGTGTATCCCTCTATTGTTTAAACCAATACATATAGAAGATTACTATTATGATGGGGCCTTGACTAATAATTTTCCCATTAAGATATTTGACCATGTGCCCAGCGAGAATATAATAGGGATGGTATTACAAAAAGAGGAACGGACTATTGAGAAAACGAAAAATATCAACTTAATCTATATTCTAAAGCAGCTATTTAATATCTTAAATGTATTAAGAGTTAAACATGTGCTAACCGCACAGATTAATAATAGCAAGATAAAAAACCTTTATTATCCTAAGAATTTACCATTAAAGAGCACGATGGACATAAAATTCAGTAGATTAGGGATGAAATTGCAGCTAAAAAAAGAGCAAATTGACGAGATGATATTTTGCGGCTTCCAGAGTATGGGAGAATATATAGAAGACAGGCATAAGAATTTCGTAAAAAATATAGAAGACCGCACAATAGATCTATTGGTATCCTAAGTTTCTAATTTTCTATTATAAATGGCGTGGAGTTAATAATTTTAGAATTAAGGGGTTTTTTATCGGTAAACATATTATGCGGGATATTTAAAAATATATTAATAAGTTCTTGGGTTATTTTATTTAAAAATGTGCTACTTTTGGCGCTCTTATTCTTATTATAGAAATTAATTATTTGATTACCAAAATTCTCCCCAAATACGGAAATCTCTTTAGAAGGTAAGTTTGAAGGTATATTAATTTTAGCCAACCATGATTTATAATAGTTATTTTTATTCCTGAAAGCACCAGTAATTCTCACATAGTCTTCTGGTATATATTTAATATGAGAATCATTGATCTCTTTGGCTATTCCGAAATCATATAAATATATAGAGTACGGGCATGCTTCCAAATAGTATATCTGGCCATTTATTTTATATTGATAATAGCCTTTCTCGTTATTATTATGATATAGGAAGTTACCCCAATGGCAATCGCGGTGAATGTATCCGAATGAATGCAGAGTCATTATAGATAACATCATTTGAATAAAAATATTATACAGTACTTTATTATCTTTTAAAAAATCTTTTTTCTTACATAGACTCTTGTAATCGCCATGCGCTAATTCATTTAGCAGAATAATATATTTTTCGCCGCTAATAATTCTCGGTGTATTTTTATCAGATAAAACGTTGCAGTATATTGCCTTATAAGTCAAAATGAAATGTCTCGATATTTTATTTTTAACAATTTTCTCCGTTATCTTTTCGTTAAGAGTACTTTCTAATAAGTTTCTATAATTTCTAACCATGAGTTTTGCGGCAATGGGACGCGAACCAATTTCGTTTTTTATTTTTGCTATATAAATATATCCATATACACTCGATGTACCAAAGCGTCTTGTGAGAATTATTGTATTTTTAATGTTATATTCGGGGTTCATAGTATCACTGGTCTTACTAACACTCAAGCATTGCTTGGAACTCACGTTTTTTATTTTCTTACGAATATGATTATTATAAAAGATTCTGCTATCCAAATTATATTTAATATTTTTATTCATAAAATAATTATCTATATCTACCAACTCATCGCTGGTCTTTTTCTTCACTTCAGAAAGATATTTAGTGTCTACAGAATTCGATAAATATCCCTTTTTATTTTTTGTAGAAGCATATTTGCTTATATATTCGTCCGAGCTCATTATAACTAATAACTTTTCTAATATACAGCAATATTCTAATATATTATTATAATAGATTTATGAATAATAATATAGAACCATATATATTTATAATAGATTTAGACGGGACTATAATAGGCAATTGCAGTTATCAATGTGATATATATAATATCATGGAGTTGATAAAAACATATGATAAAAAAAATTTAAATAAATATAAGATTTTGTGCGAAAAATCTCTGAATGAGAGCTATAACGAGAAGTCCTTATTGATAAGACCGCATTTTTTTCATTTTATTCAAGCGATGAAGAAGTTATATCCGGTTTCTTATTTTTATGTATATACTGCTTCGGAAAAAAAATGGGCCAACAAAGAGATCTCTATAATAGAGAAGAATAACAATTTTAAATTCGATAGACCTTTGCTTACGAGGGACAATTGTATAATAGATAAGGATGGTAGTATAAAAAAATCTATTAATAAAATATTACCGCTTATTAAAAAAAATATAAAGTTCTCGAGTACATTTGATATTAAAAAGCACCTGCTTATAATAGACAACAATCCTACTTTTATAGATTACAAGGATAACTTGTTGATATGTCCTACGTATAATTATGTTAAATTCAATAATTTGAAAGATGTAGTACCTGACGATATCAGCTGTGCTAACGTTAAAAATTACATAAGTAAATTGACGAAGGAACAGAGAATGTGTAGGAATTATAATAACCCCGAATGTTTGGAAAAAATATATAAGTGGCTATATAAAAAATGCAAGAAAATCAATAAGTACAATTTGAGATATGTTAACGATAATTTCTGGAAGGATTTGGTAATATTAATAAAGAGCCATAATATCAGACAGTACACTTCCAAGAATGTCGATATGATGCAAAAGAGCATAATGATATAATGATATAATGCTTATAATAATGATATTATGATATATATTAGTTTTGATATTGGGGTTAAAAATTTGGCGCTTTGTATAATTAAAAAGAATGATATAGCAGATACTCAAACTCAGAATACTCTGGAGATAATTGATTGGCGAATAATAGCATTAGCTGATAGCAAGAAGGAAATCAAGGGTATCGAAGATATTACTGAGCGAATTTATATGAATATGGATAACATAGTCGGAGATCTTAAAAGTAAAAATATAAACACTATTGATTACGTATTAATCGAGAACCAGCCTTCTAATCTCAATGGTATTATGAAGACCATACAGCATATAATATACGGGTATTTTAGTTTAATTAAGTTTTGGGACAAGGAGGTGGGAAATGTTATTTTAATAAATGCATCTTTGAAAACCAAGCATCACAACTATGTAATAAATATAGCTAATACAAAACCAGATGAACCCAAGAATAAGAAGGGGTTCCGTAAGGATAAATATAAGAATAATAAATTACTTAGCATAGAACTGTGCAAACAATATATTAGCGAAGACGAATATTTAAAGAAACTTTTCAACGAAAATAAGAAAAAGGATGATTTGAGCGACGCATGTTTACAGGCAATATCTTATATCCGATGTGCTATTGGCGGCAGCAGCGGCAGCAGCAACGGCAGCAGCAGCGATATAGTAAATAATTATAATAAGATTTATGCGCACGAGATGATAATGTTGGAATAATCTTATCATTTATCTGCATTACAATAATATATTTTTTATTTTTATAGATGCGTATTAATGCTGATTAAAATATTATAATAGATATATAAACATTTAATATCAAAATAAATATATAACATGGCTTTAATATCAACTCTTAATAACCAAAATAATGATTTAATAGAGTTAAATAGAGATAGTTTTAATAATCAACAAGCATTTAATTTCAATATTCCTCGAGGCAATAATAAATCTGGAGATAATTCATTAAATAACGAGCTCTTTAACAGGAAAAAAATAAGTGACGATGTGATCTCAATGTCTTCAGCGAGTTCATCGCGCGCAAGTTCTCCACGGGGAAAACAAGATTATATTAAAAACATGAATAATATCTATAAAAATAAGGTTATTAAAAAGAGTGGAAAAAGCCACATAAGCTCTTCTTATAGTAACGGCAGTAAAGGCATTAACGATAGCGATGAGACCGGCGATAGCAGCGATAGCGGACAAAGCAGAAGCAGTAGACACAGCAGACACAGTAGACACAGCAGAAGCAGCAGAAGCAGTGGGGGAAGTAGCGAAAGCGGCGAGAGTAACGAAAGTGGCGAAAGCGGTGAGAGCGGTGAGAGCGGTGAGAGCGGTGAGAGTGGCGAGAGTAACGAAAGTGGCGACAGCGGCGACAGCGGCGAGAGCGGGCGAGGGGGAGATGGAAGAATCGGGAAATATAATGATAAAAAAAAATATTTAAGCCCTAAAGAACTACTTAAGCTTGAATTAAATGAAAAACGCGAGATAATTTATCAGTTAGACAGATTAGAATCTAAGGGCTTTAGGTTACCTTTTAAATTCAATATGAATTCTGATTTAGAAGAGATGAAAACAGAATATAATAGAATAATCAGAGAAAAAGAATTGGACGGCAGTGTGCGTTTTCAACAAAAAATGTTAATGGCTTTTATATCAGGAACTGAATATTTAAATAGCAGGTACGATCCTCTCTCAATTCGTCTCGACGGATGGTCTGAGCAGGTAAATGAAAATATCAATGATTATGATGATATTTTCGAAGAATTGCATTATAAATATAAGGCGACCGGTAAAAAGATGGCTCCTGAACTAAGATTATTTATGTCTTTATCTGGTAGCGCATTCATGTTTCATTTAACAAGCCGAATGTTTAAAGAGCAACCATTGCCCGATATAGAAAATGTATTAAAATCTAATCCGGAATTAATGAAACAATTTCAAAATGCTGCTGCAAAACAATATATAATAGGCAATAATGATCAACAAATTCCTCAAATGTCGCAAAACAGGGGTTCCGGAAATTCAGGTAATGATAGTATGGGGCTCTTTAATATGGTTAGCAGTCTTTTTGGTTCTCTAAATAGTGAACCTCCTCAATCTAAAATGCCTATGTATCAGCAGCAGCAACAGCAGCAACAACAGCAACAACAGCAGCAACAGCAACAGCAAAGAATGCAACAATCACAGAATATGCGAAAACCAGCTGAAGATATTGATAGTATAATAAGGAATGTTCATAGTAAGATATCTATAGATGATAGTGATAATAATATCGAAACACTTTCTGTAAGCGATGAAGAAATTACCTCGATAATTGAGGATACTGCTGATATACAAATATTAAAAACCAAGGGCCGTCCTAAAAAAGGAGTTAGAACTTTGAATATATAATTATTATATTATGGAAAAAAAAAGAAGGCATGGGAAGGGATTAGTTGAATTTCTATTTATTTCTTCTTAGATTGGTTATTTTTTTAGCAGAGCTTTTAACAAATTTGCCCATGTCTTTTACGGAAGTTAGTATTCTGTCTGGAGTTCGTTGTATGGTTCGCATAGGATTGCTTACGGTATCCTCGATTTCACCTTCGAAAACTTCGAGTCTGTTTAATAGGTCACTTAAAGTGCTTAGTAATATAGGGACGATTATTATAGTGAATAACATAGTTAAGAATAAAAATAGGGATATCATGGTACCTACGGATATGATATCTCTGCTTATATCTTCAGAGCATTTGCATTTTTCATTGGTTAAATATCTAACATAATCGAACGCGTAGTATATATATACTACAAACATTAGGAAGAACACGAAAGTGGCTATAGATAGCAGTTGGACAACTACGAACCCCATGCTTTCGGCAACGCTTTTAAGCGATATGATAGATGTTATTAGGAAATACGCTAAAGCGACTATTGTAAAGTTTTTGATGAACTCTTTATTAGGATGTTCTGAGCATTCGCATCCCATATTTTCAAGCTTATAAATGTAACTCAGGATGATTATTAGCAGTATTGCAAATATAGCTTGAATTATTGCGCTACTGTAAAAAGACAGGTTGTTGTTGTTTGCTTTCATTATACTATTTCTTACTCTATACTATTATATAGAAATAATTTTTTTATTTTTATAACTCTAAAATATTATAAATAAAGAATTTAGTTGAACTATCGTAATTTTTAATATCTATATTTTTAATTTTATTAATAATATCGGGGTATTTTTTAATACACAATAATTTATATATTTGTTCCAATAATATATCTAATATATATTTGTGATATTTATGGTCATTAGAATCTATTAGAAAATATATATGGTCGCAGATATTATTTAGCAATACAATAAGCTCATCGTTCTTATACTTAGCCCATACTTTGTTCATGTTGTGTATCCCCTTCTTCCATTTAATATATTCACAATACATATCATATTCATCGTTTAGCAATAGAAGGTTGTTTTCATATACGTAGGGAGGCGGGTTCCACCCTTTATTATTTATGTAATTATCCCATTGATTATTGATATTAGCAGTTAAATACTCTGTGTTAAAGAAATCCAAGATATTACAGCATATATCGTCGTCGCTCGTTTTAATATAATTCAAAATTATACTAAAGACATCATCTAAATTTTCACTATTATTTATTATTTCTCGTATTTTATCATATATATTGTCTTTATTTTTATGAGATAATTTATTTAGATAACCTATCAGACACCTTTTGGTCTCAGAAGTCTTAGAAAACTCTGGGATAATAATGTGAACTCTATTCTTAGCCTTAGGTTTATTGTATTTATCCTTGCTATTATTGTAAATCTTCTTAGCCCATATCATTTTAGGATCGTAAAAGGAGTTAAAACACGAGTATGTATTTTTTACTTCAAGTGACTTTTCTAATATATTTGATGGTATCGTTGTGATATTTTCATATTCTCTTTTAAATTCTTCTATATTGATCTTTATGATCTGCTCGCTCATTATTAGTTATAATAAGGGTATCTTGTTATATACTTAATCCTATGTTTATAATTTTGAGTACATAATTGAAAAAATTTTAGAAATTTCAAAAAGTTTTTAAAAGTTCAAAGAAAAATAAATTATGTACTCGTTTTTAATTCATAATATACATAAAGCAGAAGCTCTAAATAATATTAATATGCACGAGATATTAAAAAAGTTGGAAGAACTATACAGCAATAATTTGGTATACAGGACTATAATTGTATGTAAAAATATCGAAGATCACAAAAATATCTTGAATACTAATAATTACGATGCCTGTGTTATAGATAAATACGAGAATATAAATTACGACAGTTTAGATACCCGTATCTTCCTAATAGAAAAAGATAACTTTATTAAATTTATCAAGGATTCAATTGATAACGAGAATAACGAGAATCCCTACGACTCCCACTTTTACAATGCTGTAATATTTGATAGTAACGGAAGTAACGGAAGTAATGATAGTAATCATCCTGACGATCATGACGACCGAGACGATCTTGAGAAAGAGTTTAAGAAAATTTGCAATAAGGACATTATAATATTTTAAGCTGTTAAATAATAATTATCTAATAATAATTTAGAAGAAGTTTAGACTATTTAATGGCTGGAAGGAGTACTATCCGTACTTCCCGTACTTTCAATAGTTCAAGTACCGTTAGAAGCAATCGCGGTAAAAACAATAACAGCAATATGATTACCATGGTAGTTGTAATAGCTTTTTTAATATTAGCTATATTTGTAATGTTTTATTTTAACCAAACTATAATGGAGAAATTCACTGGAAAGCGCAATTATTGCTTAGAGTATTATTACATGGATGGGTGCGGGCATTGCGACCGCTTTAATGAATCTGGTGTGTGGGATCAATTAAAAACCCAGTACGGCGACCAAGTAACTTTTAACAAATATAACAATCGCGAAGAAAAGGATAGAATAGATAAATACAATATATCAGGGTTTCCTACTATTATATTAACAAAAGACGATAAAATAATTAAAGAATACAATGGAGATAGAAGCAAAGAAGACTTAGAAAAGTTTATAGTAAGTTATACAGAAAAGGTAAATGCTTAGATATATAAATAAAACATAATAATAACCAATTATATTAAGAATAAAATCAAAAATATGGGTGCCGGATTAATGCAATTGGTACTAAATGGGAGTATGTCCGATTTTATTACAAAAAATCCTAAAATAAACTATTACAAATATGTGCATAATAAGCATACGAATTTTTCCATTGAACAGATTACTTTAACATCCGAAGGGAATGCTAATGGCGGATTTATAAACGGCACGAAGCTAACTTTTAAAATTAAAAGGTATGCCGATTTTTTATCAAATATGTTCTTGACTTTTAATATACCTGCGATATATTCGACAAACAAGCACAAGTTTAGATGGGTAACTAATCTCGGATACAATTATATTAAAGAGGCCCGTATAACTATTGGCGGGAGTACTATAGAGACGCTATATGGCGAGTGGTTAAATATATGGGACGAGCTGACTAATAAAGATGGTATCAAATATAATAAGCTTATAGGTAATGTAGATGAATTGGTAAACCCTTTTAAATTTGTTCCGAAGTATACTATTATAAATAATAAAATGTATAATATAACGTATCCTATATCTACAAGTAACAATCCGAGTATTAAACAACGGCAGATACAAGTACCATTGAATTTCTGGTTTACTAAAAATCCATCGCTGGCCCTACCTTTATTAAAATTGCAAAACAACGAAGTCTATCTCGAAATAGATACGATAGATATCGGATTCAACGGATTATTTCAAGTTTGGAGTAATATATTGAATATGTATGTTAGCCCAATCTTGTATAATAGAGTTCATCAAGATAAGATAGATATCACGAGTTTTGTAAGCACAAGCGATAGAGTATTTGATGTTAGGAATCAACTAATATGTTCCTATGTATATCTTGATAGTATCGAGAGAAGTACTTTGTTGCTAAATACTAACAAGATTAATTATGTAATTAGTACGGCGAAGAGAACAATAAGTGAATTCAATATTTCTGAATTACATAAAACAATAGATATTACAAATGCTAATCATCATATCAAAGAGTTGATATGGATAGCAAGAAGAAAGGATTCTATAAAGAATTTCAATAATCATATGAACTATACGGCTACTCCCGAAGAATATAAAGAGAATATGGGTATATTAGATAGAATTGAAATAATATGGAATAGAGAAATATCAAGATCAGACAATGATGCAGAGTATTATAATAACATAGTGCCTTATAAATATCATACAAATATTCCAAGAACGGGCTTATATTGCTATTCGTTCTCTCTGTTTCCTGAAAAACAAGTTAGTGCAGGGTCTTACGATAATACATCTATAAGAACCTCGTTATCTATATATGTTAAAGAGAATATCAAGAATGACGAGGAAGTCAATCGTATCAAGAATATATACAATAGCATATCAGAAACTTCTTACGAAGATACAATTATAGAAATTGTAATATATGCTATAGATGTAAATATATTTAGCTTATCAAACGGAATTGCTGGATTCAAGTATAGTTAAGAGAAGCGGAGTAACGGAGTAACGGAGTAACGGAGTAACGGAGTAACGGAGTAACGGAGTAACGAAGTAACGAAGTAACGGCTATCTATTGTTTTATTTTTATATTCTTCATTATTAATAAAAGAATTATGGATTTATTTATTATTATTATAATAATCGTTTTCGTTCTTATAATAAAATATTTAATAGATACTATAAATTCTCTTAATAGCGAAATAAAGGAGATTAAAGACAAATGTATTTTAAATAAAAACGTGACGTTTAATAAAAAGACCGAAATTCCAACAGTTAAAATCAATGATATTATAGGCGGTATATCATATTTCAAAAATTATATTGATAAACCTTGATATATACCTTGATATAAAGACATATAAATAATATAAGCGTTTATAATGAAATGCCACGGAAAAATAAAAAGAACGATATAAAATCTACAATAGATAAAAAAAAGGGGTTAATGTCTACCATGGTTAAAGATGTCGTTGTTGTTGAAAACGAGGATATCATATTGCAATTACCTATATCATCTAATGATATAAACAAAATGAATATAAATGAAGAAACATTCGATGCCCCTAAGCCTTACGAGCCCGGATGTTGCTATATTAATGAAACAAATACTTATAACAATATTCAAGATAATTTAATAAATACAAACGATAATGCTAATGGATATTATAATAACACCAACGAATTCAAGGATATTCAAAATAATATGGAATATATAAATAACGACTGTAATAACCCTATGGAAAAAAACGAGAGTGAAAATATAATTAAATCAGTTAATAATTGTTACTGGTGTTGCCATCCTATAAATGATAGAATTTATGGAATGCCTTATAAATATAATGTTGCCTCAAATACTTATATATTATTCGGAAACTTTTGTTCGTTTGAATGCGCTAATGCGTATAATTTTTCATCACATTGCGGTAGTGATAAGGTATGGGAGATAAACAGTCTAATACAGATGTTGAGCAAACACTTTGGGCATACTAAACCTATACGACCTGCTCCTTCGAGATTTTTATTGAATATTTTCAACGGCCCTCTGTCTATCGATGAGTTCCGTAAAGGCCATAAAACAAACGATAAAACACATTTACTCAATCTTCCTCCTATGATTTCGACGACATATAATTACGAAATAGTCAACACATCTTACCTTAAAAATACAACAGATAATATGAATAATAAAATAGAAGCTAAAAAAATAAAAAAATGATATAAGACTTTTATAATTATAATTATTGTGATTAAAACATGAGCGACAATGAAGAAATCTACTTTTCTCCATACAGAGTATCTACTATAACTTGTAATGCGAACATCGGGGAGGATATTAATTTGAATCTAAAAATTTTATTTGATAATATTTTAATTATAGATAAGGAAGAAGCTGATAATGGTATTGTGTGGGTTCAATATATGAAGGAAGGCGAGGAGCTAAGTCGTGGAATATACCCTAAAAAAAGAAGAAAAAGCAAGAAGAATAAAATGAAGAAGAATCGTTTTGATAATCAAGTTACGATTATTTGCAAGAATAATACGTATATGCCTAATGTAAAAATATTTAAAAACGGAAATATTCAGCTGACTGGTATTAAAAATGTTAATGATACTGAGGTAATTGTAAATCATATTATCTATAATATCAATAATATCTATGAGAATATCTCAAAAGACATCATAAATAACCGCGGTGATAATTATAAGTTAGACTTAAAATATCAGAATTTCAAGATTAGAATGATTAATTCTGATTTTAAAGTATATTGTGATAGCGAACTAAAAGTCGGCTTCGGATTAAAAAGAAGGGAAATTCATAAGCTTTTCATAAGCGATCTATATAACAACAAATGTTCCTTTCAGCCGGGAATATATCAAGGAGTTAAGTTGGAATACTTTTGGAACAGGTGTAATAGCGATAAAAATGGGTTATGCACTTGTCCTAAAAAATGCTATGGAAAAGGCAAAGGAGAAAAAATAAATGAATGCAAAAAGGTTACGGGCGCTCTATTTGAAAGTGGAAGTATATTGATTACCGGAGGAGTATCCTTTGAACAAGTAGACGAAACATACAAATATATATGCGATTTTTTAAAAAAACACAAAGATTCTATCAAAAAAATACAACCATCTGCTATGATCATGAATAACGAGACAGAAGTCGTTGAAGTATTGTAGCGCCTCGCGAGACTCTACGAGACTCCACGAGACTCTACATCGATGGTATATAGCAGCTAAAATTGTAATAGTCTTCTGAGCCGTTGCCCGAAGTGTATTTTTTATATTTATCGGTATTAATTGAATTATTACCTGATCTATTTGCGGATGGTATATGATGGCTTGCATAAAATTGTGCTGCGTATGCTACGGCATCTGGTTCAACAGGAGGCATTTTATAGCTATTTCCCCATGGCTTTTTATCAAATAGAACATCTCCAGTATATAATCCAGCATTCTTAGGTTGAGGTGCTATAAATACGGCTCCGTCGTTATCTAATACGGCATATTCTAACTCTTTTTTCATTATTCTATTATATTAAATAGATATTATTATATAAAGATAAATTTTAATAATTAAATTAAAATGAGTGCGGATAATAATCTTAAAAAACGAAAGGTTGCCGATTTTGTAAAAGACGGTATGGAAACTGAAGATATTAGAAAAATGGTTCAAGAAATAATGCTCTATATGACTGAGAATAAAAGTAAGTTTGCCTCGGAAGAAGAATTGGAAAATAATATGAAAAAAACTATAGAAGGCATCACGTTTTTCGAGGAAAGGTATCCTATGTTGTACAATATGGTTACGAAAAATAAGGGATTTGATTATAGTAGTTTAGAATATTTCTTAAATATGCGAAATAAAATTATTAAGAATGAAATGAGCTCAGAACAGGCTTCTAAAGAGGTCGGGCAAGTATGGTTCGATAAGTATTATAAAAATCCAGACAAAAAATAATATGCATATATGCATATATCTATCTAATTTTTTAATCTTTTTTTCATATCAATCGGAATTATAGGATACAGAATATATACTTTTATCTTAGCGCTAACAACAGTTTATATGTTATATTATTATTGTTAGCAAAAAATAATAAAAATTGATATAAGCGTTTAAATATATATACTTTTTAACAAACTACACTATGAATAGTGAAGCGCTGTTTTCCAATGTCCCCCCTAAGAATCTCCCTGAATTAATTGAAAAAACTTATAACAACCATGAAGCTAATTCCACTCACGCAAACACGCTAATCAATACATTGAAAAAGTATCACTTTTGGCCCAACATTAAGGTAAAGAAGTTTAAAAACAACGACGATCTTGTTCTTCTTCATAATAATTATAAAATGGCTGCAAATGCAAGCGAATACAAACAGCTTTACGAGGAATGTAGGAGTATCGTATTGGACTTCTCGCTGTCTTATAATAACAATGTAGTAGTCACATATGCAAATTCTGTTCCGCGAAGGATTGGTTATGATGAATACATGGGTTCTATGTATGAAAATACCGATAAATGCTATGAAGCCTATGATGGTACTATTATTACTGTTTATAATTACAAAGACACGTGGTATTTCGGAACATCGAGTTGTCCTGATGCTAACAGTTCAAAATTCTCGCATCCTACAAAATCGCATGGACTAATGTTCGACGAAGTTCTCTATAAATACTATAGTCGCGTCCCCGATGTTTATAGTAGACTTATCGAAATCGAGAATCCCGAAGAAATTTCTAAAATGTTGCGAGAATTGTTTGTTGCCAATTTGAATATCGGACATGCATATGAATTTGTCTTGATCCATCATGAAAACAAGCATATTATCGATTATACTAATATTCTCGGCGAAGAATACAAAGAGATCATTCATATTAACACGCGTAATAGAATTACTCTGCAAGAATATGATATTAACAGCTCGTCAATTCAAGATTTGTTTAATCTCGGCATTAGATATCCTGCATATTTTAGCACTATTGTTGATGCTAATAATTATATCAATAATAACAATAGCTATGGTATAATTATTAAAAAGAGTATCGGTAATGGTACTTCAAAGCTATACAAGATTTCTTCGAGCTATATTAATCATCGCGAGGAAACTGATCCTTGCCATCCCAATTTGTGGATGAATATCCTAGAAGTCTATATGAAAAATAAACAGGATTATACTATCAAGGATTACATCGCTGCTTACAATCCAAATATCCAGCTTCCCTGCGATAACAATGGAAAAGATATTGATCCTACTTATCTTATTCATACGATTATCTCAACTATCAAGGATTCTCTGTATAATTATTATAAATCGACGACAACATATAATCCAACTTATAAAAGGTATAAGATGAATAAGGAGCTCGACAAGCAATTTGCCCCGATTATCCAATATCATTTGGCGCAATTGAGAAATCTACAGATTACCACATTTAACAAGAAAATCATTACGTGCTCGAATATTTATTACTACTTGTGCCAATGCAATGATGTTAAAAACATCAAAACACTAATTCAGTTCTTTGCATCCAACCCGCTAAACGAGATGCAACCGAGAACCTCGATGTGTTTTGCGATTATGAATAGTCTGATTTCCTAAAATCTAAAATATATTTATAATAATAGAAAGAATGTACAATACTTATTCGACACAAGGATGGTTATATATAATTTTAAGTTTGATATTAACAATAATATGTATGTCCCTTAATATATATATTCAAGGAGCTGGCTTATATCTGATATTATATGTACTTTTTATAATTATGATATTAATTACTGCATATAATATTACCTGCTTAACTAAAGGCGAATGTTATGCATGGAGCTGGTTAGTGAGCTTAATGTCTCTAATACCTATGATAATAGTAACAATAATGTTAATTTTATTTGCCTTAAATAAGCAATAAATTTTTATTTTTATTTATATTTTTTATTTGTAAAAATTGATATATAAGATAGAATATATTAATATATAAATAGAATGTTTCACAATTATATATTTGACCCAGAAGACCCTTCAAATAACCACAGTTTTGAAATTCATAATATAGATCTGGCTATCGTAAATGGTATTAGGAGAATTATTATGACTGATATTCCTAACATCGGAGCAATTGGAGAAAAACTCGATAAAGAAGAGCCTACTGTAAATGTTAAATTTAATTCTGGAGCTCTCCATGATGAATTTATTATTCACAGAATAGGTCTCATTCCTATCTGTATGAGCGCCGATGAAATCGAAAACTATACTGATAATTCCCTCGTCCTCGAACTGAATGTTAATAACACTACAAATAAAAAATTAAATGTAAGGACATCAGATTACAAAGCTAAACTCGACGGCATTGAATTGAGTGATAGTAAATTACAAGAGCTCTTTCCGCCCAATAAAGTATCAAAGGACACTATTTTGATTACTCGTCTTCGTCCCGGCGAACATTTACATCTGACTGCGAATATTGTTAAAAGAACAGGTCGCGATAATGCATCGTTTAATCCGGTATCTCTTGCTAACTTTTCATATATCCAAGATCCCGTCGAGGCGAAGAAATGCGATAATATCTTAGATAAAGAGCGAGCCTACTATAAGAATAATTACGGCGATCCTATTAAATTTAAGTTCGATATCGAGTATATCAACGTAAACATAGGGCCTAAGTATCTAATTCCAAAATCGCTGGATATTATCACTCATAAACTCAACAACTTAATTAAGGAATTGGCGAATATCGAGATATCTGATGTTGTAAAAATTCAGCAATTTCAGGATATTAAGGAGACCTATGAGTTTATCATTGAGAATGAAGATGATACGCTTGGAAATATCATTCAATCTTTCGTACACAATAAGTATATCAGAGAGAAGAATACTATCAATAACATTGTTTGTAAATTTATCGGATATATTTGCCCACATCCCCTAAAATCAATTATGATAATCCGCATTACTCTCGATTCTGTTACAGATGCCAATATGTTCATATCATTTATGGAAAAAGTATGCAAGGAAATTATTGAAGATGTAATATCAATCAAAACTAAATGGAATAAATTTGCTATAAACAATAATGTATCATAATTTATATTATTATATATTAAAAGAAGAGTATGTCTATTGATATTAATGAATACAAATATGAAGATGAAGAATTGGATGATATCGAGTATTTAGAAATAATGAGTTTGGAAGATATAATAAAGGACAATCCCTCATTTATCGCATTATCCAAAGCTGATATACATGATAGTCTATTCAATATGTTTTCAAGCACGAAAAAGGCTGAAAATATTACCAAGCTATTCTATGATATTATCGATGATATAAATGCGAAGCGAGGTGTCTTATATAATTACGATAACTATATTTTTAACGTGGAGGCCGAAAAAGAGAAGGTTGATGTTGATAATATGAAGGATCCTAAAGATGCAGAATATTTTAACAAATTAGAAAATCGCGATGAGGGCCAGTATATTGCGGCGAAGAATAAATACTTTTTTTGCATAAAATACAATACAGAATCTATGAATGTCCGCTTTATGCCCGATAAAAAAATAAGAGTTTCTCTCGAGCCTTCACATAATAAGAAGTTCCCTATTTACTATCCTGTTTTTCCCATAGATAATGTGAATATTCCTATTATTTCTGCGTATTATAAAATTCCTAAAACTACTGTGAATGATAGCATATATGAGAAGATAACGGATTATTTAATAAATTCCAAAAATATAAATTTAAAATCAGCAGATTATTATGGTAATAGCAAGGATTTAATAAGAGATGTTAGACCAGACATTAACCATATAATTAAATATATGCAAGATGGAAAATACGGAATAGAAGATTTCGACTTGGACTATAATAATATAGAGGCTATATTTAAAAAATTCGGTAAATCGCTGGATTTAATAAATATACATGAGAGTGATATTCTCTGCGACTATATGACGTCTGTTACAGATTATGAAAAAGAGAGAAAAAATGTAACGAGACCCGTTAAGATAAAGAAGAGTGATATATTGAATAAAAAACTACTATTCTTTGATAAACTGAAATCTATTATAAGCTTATTGGATTTAAAAGAGAGTACTATAACTTTCTTAGAAAAAACTAAACTAATATTATCAGAACATCTTGCAACTATTAGTGTTACAAATGTCGACGGTGAAAGAATCGAATTAAATAGATTAAATATATATAATCTCGTATTACATATCAACAAACAGGAAGATGCTGATGTGCAAGAGTTATTAAGTAATATAAAACAGGTCATACATATTAGCAATATCAAAGAGACCGTAGAAGAAATAGATAAGATTTTAAAAACAAATAAGAGGTTGCCTGAAATAATAGATGCTTATGAAAAAATAAGGGCTAAGTTTGAATATTCGCGAAATCACATATTTGACTATGATAAAGATGGGAAAAAGTACCTAATATCATATCGAGAGATTAAAGAGATTAAGGAAGCCGAATACAATGAAAACTATGAGGGCATTCCTATGATAGAAGGTATGGATGATTATATTAATATTGAAGACCAAGATAATATTGCAGTGGAAACATTTGATATAAAGTATGTAGTTGATGCCATTGATATTAATAAATACTTGTTACATAATACTTATAAAACCGAGGAGGGATTTATAGATGGGCTAAAAATAATACTTCCCGAATTAATGGAAATCAGTAAGCTAAGTAATATAGAGATAGATAGCGATATCTTATGTAGCGAGCTATTCAAATATAATCGCAGTATTCATTCGAGAAAAAATATATATATTAAAGAGTTCGGAGATAAAAACATAGAATTAGATAAAAAACTGTTAAATATATTGATCAAAGTGCCTCCTAAACATATTTTAAATATCGGAGGGTTAGTCAATGAGTTAGACGGTGATACTTTGGATATTATAGTAGAAGCTAATAAATTGTGGTTGCGCTCGATTAAAACTATGTTTATAAATGCGATCTCTTTCTGGATAATAAATGTTCAAGAAAAAATATTGGAGGATACTTTTCCTCTTGATGAAAATTACCTAAACTATAACTTTATTGTTAATTGGTATAAATATGGATCTCCCTTTGATAATTTAAAGAAGAGCGAGGAAAAAGGGGTCCTACCGTATATTATCAATGTTGCAAAAGAGTATTTGACTAATAAGAACGAATTATCTATAAATATCGAGTCATTATTGAGAGACACTATTAAATACGTGGAAGACAAATACACGACCAATTTAGAAGCTATGAGAGCTAAGTATGAACTATTAAAAAACAAGAAGAAGGAGATGAGAGGCTTGATCGAACAAGAGAAATTTAAGAGTATGCGCGATAACAAGGTATGCCTAAAGAATCCCAATTTATGCAAGGAGCAACATGTTAAGTCTCTTTTATATATGCCTGATATAAATTATGTGAAAATACATAAGTTTTTACATGGATGTTGCTTAAAAAAATTAGATGAAACTTTTAACGATGATATAGATTTAAAGAATGCTAAACGGAAGGATTTAATTGCATGGAAAAAGAAGTTTGCGGAATCGGAAACATCGCGTTTAACTAATAAACCCCGTGATTTAAGATTTATCCCATTTGCCTCAAGAGATAAGAGGGATGCTAAAGTATCAGAAAAGCTCGATGATTATGATGATTATATTTTAATAGATGATTTTATATACAATATTAACTTAAATGATATTACATCATTGTGGCTGAGAGATATGAGAGATAAAAACAATGGCTTGTTACCTATAAAATCTATAGATGATATCGAGAATAATCCTAAAAAAATAGAAATGGCTATAAGAAACAATATAAATATATTGGCGAAAACTTCGAAAAATTTAAAGAGCGATAATTTTATTAAGAGTTTTAATAGGGATAAGATAAGATACAAGAGTATAATTATCGCTATAATAAAAATACTAAATAGCTATTCTCAGAAAAAACAAGATAATATTGAATTAAAACTATTGATAGATAATTCGATCAGAAATTTGAGAGATATTATTATGGATTTAAATAAATTGAATAGTGTATTGATAGAAGATAATGAAATAGATACTGAGAGAATAAACAAGTATATTGTAAGCAGAGCACTTTGCAGCCCTTTTAATCCTGATGAAATAGTAAATGGATCTTTGTCGTCTGATTTGGTAAACAATAGTATAATTCAAGAATTATCCAGAATCATCTATACTGATATATTAAAAATAATAGAACTTACATTTCCTACCGCAGAGGACAATATTAATTTTTTAAATGAACAGCGTGAGAAAAATAAACAGAACAAAATAAACATGTTAAATGATAAGACTGTAGAGGAAAACTTATTAATAAAGGAGCTTAAAAAAGCCGGAATAAAACATAAAATGATGAATGATAAAAAATTAGAAACTATCGCTGACGATGGTGGCGGCGACGAAGGAGGTGGCGACGACGAAGGAGGTGGCGGAGGCGGTGGAGGCAGAGACAGGCACGAAGATGATATGAGACCTGATAGTAAATTATTTGATGATTATGATCAAATGCCGAATGATATAGATGATGACGAACATAAACTTAAATCTTATGATGAAGATAGTGACGACGAATATATGTTACAAGGAGATATGGGATTTATATATAATTAGAGAGATATCAGATATCTGATATTAGACATCAGACATTTTCGCTGGATCCTTGTATTTTCTCTGCAATTTCTGCAGTTTTTAATTCGGACGGGGGAATATTTGATATATTTACGAGAGATGCCTCATGAGAACGCTTAGGACTTATTCTTTTAACATTTACGGTATTGCCTATGATACCGTTCAATTGTATAGGAATAAATCTATTAGCATTACTAAAACAGGTAGCAACCTGTATTTTATATTTCACGGGTATTTCTTCAAATGCACAATCCTGTATTAGGTTGTCGTATTTTAATGTTAATATATTGTACATTTCTTTAGATACATTTACATCGCATGCTTCTATTTCTTGAGATAACATCATATATTGCTGTGATAATTTTTTAAATATTTCGAACTTTTCACTTGCTTTAATGCTATTTGTAAGAGACATAATTAATACGCTTACGGCATTTACAATTATATTTGGTATTTTAATAGAATTTGCGTCTTCACTAATGCTATTTATTATACACATAGTTGAACTCGTTAAAACAAGAGGAATAGCAAAACAAAACTTAACAAAACTCCAATGAGATGAAGCTTTTGTGCACAATAAAGTCATGGCTTCGCATTTATCCAAGAGTTTTTCAATGTTATGCATATTATTTTTTTTAGTTTATCTAATAATATAATATTTTTTTATTTGAATTATTATATTAGAGATAAGTGTATGAATATAGAGGTGAAATCTAATGATTGGATACTTCCAAATAGAATAGGCTATAACAAATTTGTATACAATACATTTCACCCTTCTAAATATAGTAAAAAGAAGGTAGAAGCATCGTGCGGCTGCGCAAAAGGTAGTAAATGCTCTAATGATAATTGTGATTTAGATATCTCGAAAGTATCGTTGTTTCCACAGCAAAGAATTGTAAAAGATTATATGCAATTCGATAGTCCTTACAGAGGCATTCTTTTATATCACGAATTAGGTTCTGGTAAATCTGCTGCATCTATAGCGGCGTCAGAGGGTTATATTAATAAAAAAAATATAGTAATCATGACTCCGGCATCATTGGCTCAAAATTATGAGAATGAACTCATGAAAATATCTACGATAGGGTTGAATCTCAAGAAATCGTGGACCTGTTTAAAAATAGACAAGGGGAATCCTAAAATGGTTGAAGAATTAAATAAATATGCTATTCAAAAGCAATTTATAGGAAAAACGGGTAACGTTTGGGTACCTTTGTATAGCAATGATATTATAGGTGCCGAAATTGTTATTAATAATATCAAATATGCCGATTTAAGTTCTAATCAGAAGGATGAGATTAACAAGACAATAACGCATATTATAAGAAATAGATATAAATTTATCAATTATAACGGCCTCACTAAAAATTTAATAGATGAATTAGAGAAGAAAGGGAATCCGTTTGATAATGCATTTATAATAGTAGATGAGGTTCACAATTTTATAAGTAGAATAGCAAACGGTTCTAAATTGGCCATGAGAATATATGATTTTCTCATTGAAGCAAAGGATATAAAGATGGTTCTATTATCAGGTACTCCTATTATAAATCAGCCTTATGAAATTTCTTTTTTGATAAATTTACTGAGAGGTCCTATGGTAACTCATAACATTCCTATATTAAAAGGTACTACCAATAAAAAGGCCATAATAGATAAGATAAAAAATAGCGAATTATATAGTTATATAGACGAGATATATAGTGATGATAAATCTGTAAATGTTATGTTGTTACCTATTAATTATTGTCGTAGCGACGATGAATCTTCGCTTATTGTTAAAAAACCATGGGGCTATAATGAATCGCAGATAATAAAGGAGATAACTAATAAATTGAATTCAGAGATTGCAATAAAGAAGATAGAGACAAGAGGTAGCAAAGATAATAGTATTAATCCGGCGAAGCCATATATTATAGTAACAAATGGTGTTACAGGTTCGCAGAAAACAAAATTAGCAGACGAAATAGTGAATTATTTGAAATTAAAAGATGATAATGTTAAAATAATAATCGATGATTTGGTAGCAAATAATAAGGAGTATAAAAAGAGAGTTCTCAATATAATACGAGGGGTCAATGAGGAATGTAATAATAAGAAAGAGTGTATCGAAAATAAATATAAGAATCCTGATCGTAAATTATTGGATGCTTTCGAAAAAGCTTATTTTGATATTAGAAAAGGCGAGAATTGCACTGATGATTATCAGAGCTCGTGTGATAAATTAAATGATTTAAATTTGGAGAATGCTCTCAAGAACGGTAAAAATATAATATTTGAAACACAGGGCATTAAAGTACCTTCGTGGCTATTGTCGCATCCATATCTCAAAGAGAATTATAATATAATATTCGGGTACTCTCTCGCACCTATTAGAAAGGTTATAGATGTTATAATATCGCGTGCTAATGCTAATATTAAAAAATATGAAAAGAACCCTGATAAAACTCCGGCGCCCAGATTTCCAGACACTAACAGAACAAAGATTAAACAGGATATTTTAAAGATAATGAATGCTGTTAAATTTCTACGAAATAATTGTATAGATTCGGTTAAATATTTAGCTTGTGGAAACAAAAAGATAGATAAATTGCTAATATATAATAATAATTCGGAATTTAAGTTAGATTTAGTTTATGATAGTATCAGTGATATTAATGACTTAGAATTTGATAATATGTTAAAGAACATAGTAAGATTGGACGAGGACGAAGAAGCTCTCAAGTTGTCTTCGAAGACTAAGAAAGAGAATGACTATGTTTTTCCGATTAAACAAGAGGAATTCAATAACCTTTTTATAGATAGCAAAGATCCCGAAAATATCAAAGTAATAAATCAAGATTTATTTAAAAGAAGAGTATTGGGATTATTGAGTTACTATAAAACTACTGGGTCCGAATTATTTCCGAGACTATTACCCGAGACTATTCGATATATGTATATTACAAAACATCAAATGAAGAAATATGTCGAAGTGAGAAAAAAAGAGATAGATATGGATGAGCGTAATAAGAAATTTGCAAATAAGGATAAGGGCGATACGAGCTCTGTATATCGTGCATTTAGTAGATTAGTATGTAATTTTGCATTTCCTGAAGAAATAGTTCGCGAGTTTCCTCAAGATATCCGCTTATTAAAAAAGAAGGAGCTATCGTTAAACGACGATGATAAGAATAATAACGCAAGTGATGCAAGTGACGCGAATGCTGCGAAGGAAGTCGATATTAATAAGGAGGTAGCTGTTGAATATGAAATGAAATTAAATAAGGCTTTGAAAGAATTGAGAAAAGGCGATTATTTAGATATAAAGAATTTGGAAGAAAATTACAGTCCGAAGTTTGCCCAGATGTTAGAGGATATTAATACGTCGCCCGGAAGCGTACTTGTATATTCTCAGTTCCGTGTAGTAGAAGGCTTGGGAATATTTAAAGAAGTCCTAAATCGCCATGGTTACGTCGAAATAAATATAACAAAGAATGAGGAGTTCGGTTATATATTAGAAGACCCCGACGTATTTGATAAGAAATATGATGATAAACGATATGTTGTATTTAATTCTGATCGCGTTAAGACAAATATTCTAATGAATATATTTAACGGCGAATTTGCGGATCTTCCTGAAAATATTAAAAATATTCTGCCCAATAAGGGTGTTGGAATAGATCAGAGATATGGAAAGCTTGTTAAAATTATGATGATTACTCAATCGGGCGCAGAAGGCATTTCCTTAAAAAATGTTAGAAGAGTGTTGATTACCGAATATTTCTGGAATTCAGTGAGAATAGATCAGGTAATTGGGCGCGCCGTTAGAACATGCAGTCACATGTCTCTTCCTGTAGAAGATAGAAACGTTGGCGTATATAAGTATATTATGAAATTCACGAAAGAACAATTGGCGGCTAATCCGACTATTAGAAAGAAGGATAACGAACTGACTACTGACGAGCATATCTTAATTAAAGCACAGAAGAAGGAGGGATTAATTAAGACATTTTTAGATATGTTGAAGGCCTCTTCGATAGACTGTGTGATACATTCTGAAATAAACAGACCTTTGGAAAATGGTTATAAATGCTATAACTGGCCTATAAATATCAATAGTAATAAGTTATCGTATACTAACAAAATAGGCAATGATAATAAGATACAATCTTATAAAATGTATGAACGAACTAATAAAAACAGGGGTCGTGTTGTATCGCGCGATGGAGTAAAATATGTACTCTTGAATGATAAGCTATATGATTATTTCAGTTATAAAAATGCAGGTATATTATTATCCGCGTAGTTAAGATATATAATATATATGTAAATATTAAATAATACTTTATAAGAAGCATAATATTAATGAGCGATAATATAGATATTAATAAAATATGTATCTGTAGGTGTAATAATTTTAATTTATGTAACCGCAATACGAACGGCAATGAATCTTGTAGATATCATAAAAATATTAAGAATATGCACATACATAAGATATTATATAATGTTGTAAATGATAAGAAAAATATAGACATGTGTGATTTATATGAAATATATAAATATATTAATGTTATTAATTATCCAAATGTTAGAGAATTATATATTGAGGTGTTGAAAAGTATACCATATAAAATACTTAGAGATATCTCATTTATTAATAATAAAAAATATAGCTGCAAAATGGATAAGTACAATTTATTATATGATATAAATAAAAATTCGTATGATATAGAATGCTGTGGAAATATCAATAGTATAATAAAATTGCAAAAGAGATTCAGAGAAAAACACATAATTAAATATGATCCCCGCGACGATACATATATGAATAGCGAAGAGTTGTTTACAGGAGATAATATATGCGAAATAATACCAGAGAGGCTTTTTATATTGAAAAATAGCAGAGGGGAAAAATATATATTTGATGCTATTGAATTAGAATATTTTATCAGAACGTGTATAGAAAATAATCAAGAGCCTTACAATCCCTATAACAGAGAACTGTTGAGCAATTATACGATAAATAGTTTAAGAAATTTCATAAAATATCACAATCTTAAAATAAAGGTATTTGAATATAAATGGGACACTAACATGCACGCTTTTACTGATTTAGCAATAGAAATAGAGCGGCGAGGTTTTTATAATAATCCAATATGGTTTAACGAGCTAACCAATATAGACTTTCTAAAAATAATAAAGTATTTCAAGATGTTTTCTAATGATATCCCAGAAAATGCAAACTATTTCAATAATATAACCGAGGATACTTTAATTTTTGATTTTTGCAAAGATGCCATCAAACTATTTAAAGAATGCAATGAAGAACTCTATATATTATGTTGCAATTTTATCAAATCAATGGCTATGTGTTCTAATAATTTCTATGAGAACATACCTTTATGGTTAACTAATGGGACTAATGGGACTATCGGGACCATAGGGACCATAGGGACCATAGGACCAATAAGTACTATAATTGGGACCGCAGGGACCGCAGGGACCTTACGGACCGCTAATAATGCTCTTAATAGAAATATAGAAACGTTGATGGGTATGATAAATCGAAATAATATTACGGAATTAGAAAATAATTTTTTATTATATTATTATGTAGAATATAGTTAAAGTTGATAATGAATGATACGTATGATATTAAATATACTCCTGATTTTGCGTATACTCCTGTAAATTCAAATATAATTAATAAAGTTATGAATAATATGAATCAAGAAAACAAAAAAAATATATACGATATATATGTAAGTAAATTTAAAACGGCTTTTTATGGTTTTTTGCTATTTATTATATTGTCCCTTCCAGTATCATATAAAATATTAGATATGATTGCAAAAATAATATCAAATAATATAGAGCTTTATGATTTACACTCTGACGAACCTTCTCCTTTAGGACGCGTAGTAATGGGTTTAATATTTTTCATATTAATTTTTATATTATAATTTTTACTTCTTCTTATTTTTTACCTTTTTAACAGCAGGCTTTACTGGTTCAGGCTCTGGTTCGGGTTCAGGTTCAGGAACTTGAGTATCTTCCTCTTCCTCCTCGTCATCTTCTTCCTCGTCATCTTCTTGTTCTTCCTCCTCTTCTTCATCATCCTCTTCCTCATCTTCTTCTTCATTTTTACTTGATACGACAGGGGTTTTTGAAACTGTCGTAGCAGAAGCAGCAGAAGTAGCCGCAGTAGCGACAGCAGTAGCAACTTGAGGCTTTTGTACGCTCTTGGAAATTACCTCAGCATCTACTTCAATATCGTCATCATCTTCATCGTCTACATTATCATCGTCACTATCTTTTACGAAAGTAATCTTTGACGAGTTAACTTTTTGGAACTTACCAGATACAATCTTCCAGCTACATCCGAACATACCTGCTGAGAACCAGATACCATTTAGCTGAATGATAAACTGCGCCTTACCACCCTTGAGATTAGAAACATAATCCTTGAAATCAATTTCGTTGTTATCCATATCGTACGAATCGAAATCAAACTTATCTTCAGATGAATCATAGGGAATCTTAGCCTTAAAGGTAGGAGGATATTTGTCTGCGAACATTCCAGTCTCCTTATCCTTATCCCTGCGGATAATACGGCTAAACATGTTAGAAACAGTTCCTTTGTTACCGTCGAAGTTATTTTTAAACCATGCTACACGGTTAGCAAATGCATCTTCCAAGATCTTATTCTCGAGCTCAATAAGCTTATCATGAAATACCTTGATCTTTTGATTTTCATCAATACCATTGAAAGATACAGTGATATCGTACTTTTGAGTTTCATCTTTGCGCTTAGGGTCATCCTTGATAAATTGCATGTTATCATTAACGCCGTAAGGAATATTTAGAACAGGAGTTTGAATATTAATTTTATATCCTTGATAATTTACATAGATCGATTTTGCACCTGACTTCATAATCTTCATTTCAGAGTACTTAATCTTGTCGACATTGAATTGCTTGGGGAGTAGAACGTTCATCGTTGTATATATATGTTAATTAATCTTTATATAGACAATCAATTTTTATTATTTTATGCATATTATTTTTTTAAATTAAAAAAAGTAGATACGAATTTGGTTTCTACACAGAACAAAATATGTAAATATTGGCCTAAAATAAATAAATATAAAAACATAAAAATTAAATTAATTTTAAAAAAATATGATATAATTACAGCTCCTACGAAGGTCATAATAATATCTATGATTGCATAATCAAATAATCTAATAGCATGTATACCTTCTCTCGGAACTCCTAAGATATCTTTGTATTGCGAAAAAATACACATGATTCTTTATATTATATAAAGAAGATATATAATATCTATAGGCTGTTGTGTAATTCGCAAATCTCATCGATATTCCACAAATTATTAGAATCTGCGTGCTTTTTCAATTCGTTCCGAAAACTAATTTCGAAATTATCAATAATCTTCTTGTAATTATTTAGTAGAAATAGATTGGTATAATGGTCGTCGTAAAACATGCTACCAAAACCGTTTTTGAACTGACGATAATTGCTTATAATTTCTATATAATCTAAGAATATATATTCTATGAAATAGCTGTGAAACATCTCGCATTGCCTATCAAACATAATAGAAACAGAGTCTGTGAATTTTTTGCTAAACTCATTTGATTTTGAAGTGTTTTTCAGCAAACAGTTGAATATGCGAATCGAGAAAACTTCTGCACGATTCTTAATGATAGTACTTTGAATTTGTTCGTTTTTTTTGGCGTCTCTGAAAACACTTGATATCATACGGCATTTCTTAGCATCAGATATACCCTCGAAAGTCTTCGGATTTTCAAAGACAATTTCCATAATAAACCGCATATCCATTATAGTAATGCGTCTGGCGTAACTTGCGTAACTTGTGTAACTGGCGTAACTTGCGTAACTTGCGTAACTTGCGTAACTGGCGTAACTTGCGTAACTTGCGTAACTTGTCGATATATAATATGATATCATTTTTTATGTAAAAATAGGAGGTGTTAGTTCAGATTTAGATATATAAATGTTAACAAGGAGAATATGAAGAATCCCCAAATGGAATCTATAATAGCTATGATATATGAGAAATTTTCATAGATAATAATCGATACTAAATTATATGTTCCGTATATTGATAAACCTGTGATACCACCATATAACATAGATTTATATAGTTTATCTTTAAGCTCATCGTCTTTTTTGATATTATTAACAGTTAATGGTATTGCTATATGTATTATTGATATTACAAGTAAAATATAAGATAAAATTATTGTTAATATAATTTTCCATGATAATGCAGATAATTTACCTTGAATTCTTATAGTATTATCATTATACATCTTGATATTCAAAGATATCCATATAACATCTATTACTAAATAGATTACTGATATGATCAAAAACTTAATATTATTATTCATTTACTTAATATCTCTATATTATCACATTAATTTTTTTTAGTATTATATTATATTATTATAATAGGATTGTATGGGAAAAACTCCTAAAATTCTAACGAATGATAAATATAACTATTATGAATTAGAATTTCCGATATATAAAACGAAGAGCGGCTGCTCTCTTATTAAGATAGGCAATGTGTTTTACAATATGGATTGTAGTAAAACAATCGAAAAAATTAAAGAAGAATATAACAAGAGAATTCGCATTGAATCCTATGAAGAAGATAGCGAATATGTAATTATATAATGATAAACGAAGAGCTAATAAGATTCCTTACCATCAATTTAGAAATGCCTTCGTCTTTGCCTTCGTCATATCTATTATTTTTAAAGTTTTTTTTGTAAGCATTGTAAGCATTATCAATACCATAAGACAGCAATATATTGTTAATATCATATTGCGTCATATTTTCAATTTCATTCTCAATAAAATTATTTAGATCCGTCTTCAAGAACTCCGCATCATCGTTACAGTTATTATTGTTATAGCAAATTGTCTCATAGATTTTTTCACAATAATCATAGATACTTTCGTGAATTTCTTCATTCATAATACATTCGTGCATTTTCTATATTCTTTATATCCTATAGAAGGTATCAATTTTTATAAAATATAAATATAGATGATAGACTTAATAAAAAAAAAAGAGTATTTGGAAGAGTATTTTAATAAACATGATTTCAAACATTTTTTTAAAATAACAAACAAGATAGATTTGAATTATTCTAAGTATTTAAAGTGTTTTTTAAAGAAGGATCTATATAAAATAGCAAAAAAGACAAATGTAAACATAGGTATCAATGATAGCAAAATGACTATTATAAGGGTTCTGGGAAAACATTTCAATACTTATAAAGACGGCGATGGCCGAGAGTATTTTTTATCAAAAATTAGTAAGGCCCAAGAGGCCTCTCGGGCCCGCATAAAATATGGTGTATATCTGAAAACTATTACTCCTAAAAATATTGCAAAGATATCTGATATGATCTATAAAAAACGCGGAGGCGGAGAAGAAAATATAGATATGCTTTTAGATGAATTAAAAGTGCCTTTCAATTCTGTTAGAAAGCCGAGAGATTTAAAAAATATTATGAATCAATTACAAAAGTATAATAACAGCGAAGATATATTTTATTGGTTTGCTCAGTTAAATAAGTTTTTACAAAATGAGGTAATTTCAATCAAAGATATACATAATAATTTATTGAAAATCAAGATAGTATACCCGATAAAGAGCGGTAAAATATCTAAAATGAATAGTTTTTCATATTCTGCATTATACTATGGTAAAATAATAAACGGATCCTATGGTGGGAAGACAGACGTAGTAATAAAAACGCAGCCTAAATTTACTAATAATTTTCTAAAAATTAGTAAAAAATATCAATATCAAATCTTTGAAGAAGTAAAAGCGATGACGCAGATCAATAAGAATTGTTATGGCGCTATTGTATCAAAAATATATGCATATGGCGTTGTACCTCCTTTAAAAGAGGGGGATATTTATAGATATGTTTTAGTTACCGAGAGACTTGGGGATGATTTAAATAAATTGAAAACATATCCCGTAAATAAAATTAAAGAGTGCTGTAAGATGTTATTAACAGCTCTGAAAACAATCCACGGTTGTAACTTAAAAAATAGAGTATCTCTTGTACATTCCGATATCAAACCAGATAATATAGTTTTCACAGATAAGAGCGAGACATCTATAAAATTAATTGATTTCGGAATTACACAAAATGTATTAAAGTATAGTCGGAGAGAGGACTGTGTGCATTTTGGAGGGACATATTCGTATATGTCTATATCTCAGCATAAAATAGACGATCCCGATTATTATCTCGATGCCGTAGTAGATTATATGGATGATTTCCAAGCTATAGCGTGGATGTTACTATATTTCTTAGATTTTGAATTTAAAAACGCAGATGCATTAAGTGTTAAAGAGACGTTTCATAAAAATTATGATAACCCCCTTTATATCAATAAGATAGTCAATAGAAGACTTACTAAAAAAAATATACATGTAATAGGAACTCTCTGCGATTATACAATAAAGAGGGCGGATAAACAAAATAGATATGAAACTGATAAGAAGACCAGAAGTGGTATATATTATTCAGATTATAATGAGCAATATTACAGCGACCTCCAAAATATCTTAGATGGCTTAGAATAAAAACGAGTACATAATTGAAAAAGTTTTAGAAGTTTCAAAAAGTTTTTAAAAGTTGAGAGAAAAATAAATTATGTACTCATTTTTAAATCTATAAATTTTATTGATGGTACAATAGATATTTAATATACAAAAAGTATACCACAAGATACCACAAGATACTCTGAGAAACACTGAGATACTCTGAGAAACTCTGAGAAACTCTGAGAAACTTGCAGAACTCTAAAAATAAAAAACGAGTACATAATTTATTTTTCTCTCAACTTTTAAAAACTTTTTGAAATTTCTAAAATTTTTTCAATTATGTACTCATTTTTAAATCTATAAATTTTATTGATGGTACAATAGATATTTAATATACAAAAAGTATACCACAAGATACTCTAAGATACTCTGAGATACTCCATTTTACATTATATTAATGATATTAATAATTATAAAAGTTATAGAATATCTTAGTATTATAAAGAATATAAATAATGTAATTGCCAACAATATATCAACAATATATCTCTCGAAATCATAAAGAGCATTATCGAGGGCTATTAGAAGTAAATTAGGATTTCTTCTATAATGACGTTGGTTTTCCATGATGTGCAAATTAGACAATCTGGCTGATTATAAGTAATAAAGAATAAGAATAAGAGAAAAATCAATTTTTACAATATGTATGGTATATACCGCGCTATTTCATAGCATAATAATCACCTATATTATCTGAATTATCTGGCCCGACGGGTCTCATAGGACCTCTAAAGTTCATAAGACGTCTATAAAAGACATAAGGTAAGTAGCACAATAAAGAACACATTAGAATACTATTACTAATAAATAATTTTTTATTACCCCCTGTGGGACTCGAACCCACACTCTTTTGATTAGAAGTCAAACGCGATATCCAATTTCGCCAAGAGGGCATGAAAAAATATGAAAAAAATATTAAGAATACGTATTAGAATAAATACAATATCTATGGAGATAATTATAATATAAATTCAGACGCGCTAAAGTAATAATATATAAGAATATTTTGATCCATTATCTATATAAATGGATGTTGAAGGAATTATACTTGTATTATCGTGTAAAAAACATAGATATGGTCGTTTAAAAAATATAAATCTCAAAAGCGAATACAATGGCTGGAAGGTTATCAAAGTAATAGGCAATCTCTTTTTAGAAAAAGAGTATGAATTTATAGATGATATTTTATTTATAAGATGCGAAGATTCTTATCTGCATTTGCTAAAAAAATTAGCGCTATCTTTAAAATACCTCTATAAACACTTTAATATCAAACAAGGTGTGTTGAGATGCGGTGATGATCTAATATTTAACGAACAAATTTTAGTGAAATTTTTAAAATCTGAAAAGTACGATTTTTTCGGCCAATCTCCAAATCCAGCTTTAGCTATTCGTGATAAAGCATTGTTAAAAAATATGAAATTTAATACACAATATGATGATTTTATGTTAAACTATTATTTAGTTCATAGAAATGAGTTAGAAGACAAAGAGCATGGTATCAATATGTCTATTGAAGATCTCAATAAATATTTAGTAAGACCCTACTTGAATGGTCCAGCAGGTGTTCTATATTACATATCAAACCATTCGTGCAAAGTTATTATTGATACATTGGAAAACATTAATTATAACATATTTCATTTAGATGAATATACAAACAGCTATCCGTATATTATAGAAGATACTGCAGTTACATACATTATGTATCGCAACGAAATACCTTATACCGATAGCAGATTTTTTTATAATAATTATTATTATAGCGATAAAGTCATTGCGACCCATACAAATATCGCAAAATACGATGTGGCTGAATGAATGAGTATATAATATATAAAAAATGATATGTGCTATTATAATAGTATAATATTACCATATTATCATATTATGAGCGAATCAGTAAAGAATAATGATTATATTATTGTTACCGAAAAAACTAAGGACAGAATTATAGCAGGGGTCGACGAAGTTGCCCGAGGTACTTTTATAGGCCCAGTTGTAGCCGCGTGCGTAGTTTTACCTAAAGAATTTCCGGATAATATCTTTAAACAAATTAAAGATTCGAAAAAATTATCAGAAAGTAAAAGAGAATACCTCGCCACATATATTAAGAGTGTATGTATCACTTATGGTATTGGAGAGGTTTCTAATACCGAGATAGACGAAATAAATATACTAAATGCTACCATGAAGGCTATGCACCGAGCGATAGACAATGCTTATAAAAAAAGCCCATTTGATTACTTGTTAATCGACGGACCACATTTTAAAGGCTATGTGCCCCCCGGCGAAGACGCCGATATTATTGAGCACGAATGTATTCCCAAGGGAGATGCCACATATCTGAGTATTGCATCGGCGTCAATTATTGCTAAAGATTATCATACTAAATTGATAAATAAAATGGTAGAAGACAATCCTATATTATTGAAGTATGATATTAATAAAAATAAGGGTTATGGTACGAAAAATCATCTTCTTGCTTTAAATAAGCATGGGATTAGCGAATTTCATAGGAAAACTTTTGGGATATGTAAACAGATTTCTAACCTCTCTTAATTATTTTTATACAATATTCTCGTAACAATCTATATCACTCCATGATACACCACATTTTTTTGCATAAGCACATCTTACTTTTGTATCATCTGGGGTTTTTTCGAGACCTGATAGTAATGCAGGATACAATTCATTACATATTAAAGGAGTTTCTTTGGCTTCGCCTGAAGTAAATTTGTTTTTGTGGCCACTAAATATATAAGAATCGTCTTTAAATTCCGATTTATATACACCAGATACTTGAGCATATTTCTTTAACTCCATATTTTTTTCATCACTACTAAGGTTTGTATATATAATATCGCCCTTTTTAGCAAATGGATTAGTATTATATGCAGTCAAAGAACGATTGTGTGTATCGATTTCGCCGTATACTATAGTGTCTGGTTTACATTTATAATTTATATATATATTAGATGTACCGCTATTTAAAAGAATATCATCTTTTCCATCTAAAATATACTGCTTATTGGTAGGCCCTGCTCTTACACATTTAGACGTGGGTGTTGTACATTCGGGGTCATTTAGATTAGTATTGGAAAACTCTCCAACATTTCTAACAATATTTGCCTTTTTTTCACTATCATTTTCTTTATCGTATTTCCAGTAATCGGGGCATGAATAAATAGCCCTTTCTACTTTTCCTAATTTCCTCGGTTTTATATTAAATATTGAATATATCAAATATATAATTATAATTATTGCACCGACGACATATGTAATTACTGCTGGTAAATACTTATCATATATATAAGTTCTGCCTGTCTCTGTAAATAATATTGTTATAAGCAAAATAAGAGCAGACACTCCATATACAAAACAGACCGTCCACGTACCCTTGTATAAGTTCATCTTCTCTTTTTTGAACAATTCGATTTCTTTTTGATTTGGAACAAATTTCATTTTTGTATCTGGATCTATTCCAATATCATCCTTATTATAATCAAATGCACTAATGCTATAACCAGCTCCCATTATTTTTTTATGCTTCTATAATATATTATATTATTTATTTTTACTCTAATATAAATCAGTTACATTGAGAGTTTTTGTGCCTTTTTTTGAAGGCAGAACAGACCTATCTAATGGCTCGGGTAATGTACTAATATCTTTTAAGTATTGAATAGATTGTTTTATATTAGATATTATTTCGGGAACACACCATTCTATTACTCGAATATTTAAATCTAATACCTGTTCTCTAATATTATCAGCACTATTTTTCCCATATTGATAATAAATAGATCTCATTACAATCTTTAATTCATCGTCGCTTTGTCTCGATATATTTATATCGCCTTTTGTAAGATTTAATATTTTATTTCTAATACCGCGTTGTAATAAATCGATATTATCTAAAGAAAAAAACACCTTTGATACAGCAGTGCAGTCTAAATTGCGAGAAATAACATTTGCCTGATGTTCGCTCGCTTTTACAACGGCCTTTTTGATATCTAAGGTATTTCTGTTATTAGTAGCATCAACGCGTCCATTTATAAAATTCATTCTGTTTAATGTTGGATTTCCTTCATCAAGTTCAAAATATTCCATTCTTCTTAATATATATAATTATTTTCATTTTATATAATAGTAGTAAATAGTAATTTTTATGGTAGATTGCAAAGATATTAAGATTTGTTCGCAAGAATTATTAAAAATTATCAAAGCCGAAAAGGATATTAAGCCAGTAGATGAGCGCAAAATATTATTACTATTAAGTGAATATATTGATAGATTAATTTTCAATATAGGGGCTTTATCGTCCCTATTGTGTTTAAAAATAGGTATTAAAAGAGTATTAAAAGAACATTCTAACTTCCTAATGCATTATCTCAATAAATATTGCAAGACCAAGTCTAAGTCTAAGACCAAGTCGGCGACTAAGCCATCGCGTAAAAATAGCAATAGTATGAAAGGAGGTGCGTTTAATACTGCGCAATTCTTTGGAGTAGATGAATCGAACCGATATAAAGTACAGAATGAAGGCGTGGACCTATTAAAAATAGATTTTAATAATAATATAGCCAGACCGGAAATAGGGTTAATGACTGGTGGACAAAAGTGCAATAAATTGAATAAAATTGTGAAGAAGAAGATGAAGTCCGTATTCGCGCATTTTGGTGTTAAGATAGATAACGATTCTCTCGAAATAATTATGAATAAATTTAATGATGTATTAGATGATATTACAGACAAGATTAAAAAAACCAAGGGATCTGCGGTAACTTACAGCAATGTTAAGATTATATTATCGAAAGGTAAAATAATGAAAAAATGATATATAAATACATGTGAATAATACATATTAAAATGCCTATACTAACTTTGGATGGTAATATAGGGTCTTATAAAACAAGTATATTAAATTATTTTCATAAAAATTATAAGACAGCTATTGATGTAGAGCCTGTTGAAAGCTGGAACGAATATCTCAAGGGCATTTATAATACTCATAATAGTACTTACAATTTTCAGATTAAAGTGTGGATGGATAGATGTTGGATACAAGAGAAATCCAATGCTATCATATTAATGGAGCGGAGCCCCTATTTCATTAAAAATGTATTTGTTGAAAAAGCCTATGAAGATAAGACTATAAACGAAGAAGAGTATAAAAATATGCTATCGCTTCATAAAAGAACAGATAAATTGTGGGAACCAGAGGGATATATATATCTTCGTTCTAATCCGGAGCAATGTTTTAATAGAATTAAAAAAAGAGCAAGAGATGCCGAGAAAAATATTAAATTAGAATATATTAAAAGAATTCACGAGCTTCATGAAGATAAATATCGCGAAGCTCTTAAAAATAATAAAAATATAATATGCATCGACGTCGAATCTAAGAGTATCGCTGATATATGTAGCGAGATAATATCATCTACGGTATATAGCAATTTAATAGAGCAAATATATAATTAGAATCCGTTTAGACTCCGTTTAGACTCCGATTAGACTTGGATAATAGGCGACTTAGTTCCTAAAAAGCAGCTATAATAAAGCCTCTCGTTATCCTTGTATTCTAAAGTAGGCGTGGATGTATGGATCAGTTTTCTATTATTAAAGATCAGTAGATCATTGTTTTCCCATTTGACGTCTACAATATTATCTTTATTAACAATATATTTAGACATCAGCTCTCTATATAAATCGAAACTATCACTACAAGACATTTTATCAAACTTAACAAATCTAAAAGGCGAAAGCATAAGAGCTTTACGATTTTTATTATAGTTTGAGTAAACTACGAGAGGCTCCTTGGTAATAATGTTCTCTTCTTTTTTCATGTTTAATTCATTCGATTTTACTCTGTTGTAACCTGTATAATCAAAATATGAATTCATCATACCCGATTTTGTATTGGAATAGATTACTTTTAAGTCGAAAATCTTATCCTTAATACTCATATCAGCACTATCATAAGCATCTTCCAAACTCGCAAACAATGTATTTCCTCCCTTAGTAGGGGATTTAATCATATACATACTGGATACAACTGGAGGCAAATAAGTTCCTTGTCCGACAATATCTTGATGCCAAACAAGAGTATTTTTAAAAGGGTCGCTATATTTAAGATAAGTATCTTTGATACCATGGAGGTCTTTAATATAACAATTGCCTCTAAGTGCAATCTGAGGAACTGTGTCTACCCTCGAATACTCAAAAGGATGGATTACTTCTTCGCTATGTTTATCGTCGAATAATTTGCAAAATTCATAATATTCCTCTGGATTAATCATCTGATTCTTAAACATAATTAGAGGCACTGCATTGAACAGCTTAATGAATTCAGTTTTCTCATAATCAGTAATGGATTTGATATTTACATTACTGATAACAGCATAGTTTCTTTTCAAAGTAGGGAAAGTAATTTTGTAAGCATCCGAAGTATCAATTAGACAAATGCTAATTCCAATGCAGGTGTAAATAATAGTTCTAACAGACATCATGTTCATATGATATTAAATGAAACGAATATATGTTAATTAAAATAAAAATAATAAGAATCAATTTTTACAAAATTTCAGATAATAGCTCGGGATATCTATCCTGCTTTGATGTGGCTATAGCTTTAACATAGTTAACTATAGAATTCGAAAGTAATATCGATGCTTTGCGTGGAGCCGAACTCGGAATATTTGGTACACAATAAATATTAATATTTTTATATTTAATTATAGGATCGTCTTTCGTAGTAGGTTTAGATTGTTCTGTTATACCTCCTTGATCTATTGCGACATCCATAATAATAGCTCCGTCTGGCATCGAATCCAAGATACTATTAGATAGCAATCTTTCAGCTTCCTTACCAGTATTATATATGGAACCTATTGTTATAATAGATTTTCTCATTAATAATTGTAAATTATCGTTGTTCATACTATATATCGAAATATCTACTATATTATCATAGTCTCCCTTAATCATTGCTATTTTTTCATAGTTATTATCAATAAGGTTTATATTAGTGTATCCTTTACTAATTGCTAATTTCATAGCAGATATTCCTACGTTTCCTACTCCAATAATTGTAATAGGGATATCATATGAAAAACTATTCAAATTATATTTTATAAATAAATCGGCCTCGACTAAAGCTTGTTCACCGGCTATAACAGACATATTAGAGAGAATCGGATAATAGATATCTCCATTATCTTTTTTAATATTTATAATTTCATATGGATAACATTTAGCCCCCGACTTATTCATGCTATCTCTGAGATTTTGATTGCTCGCAAAATGAAAAAATGTGAATACAGTATGTGTATCATTTATTAGAGGATATTCGCTCTCTTGAGGCTCTTTGACTTTCACGATTAATTTAGCGGCCTTATATATATCCTCGAGGGTTTCGACCATTATTGCTCCGGCCTCTACATATTCATAATCCTTGTATCCTGAATTAATTCCAGCACCTTTTTGAAAATACACTTGAATTCCACAATCTATAATTGTTTTAACATCATCGGGTACAATAGATACCCTGTTCTCGCAGGCTTTTATCTCTTTTGGAATTCCTACAGAAAGCATTTTTACATTATATATATAGTATAATTTTTATATACTGTATTTGGCCTTGCTTGCCAGATTACTCTTCACCATCCTTCAAGAGTTTTTTAATAGTATCAATGATAATCGGTTTGTTTGCTCCCGAGAAAGAGAATAGCTCATGTTTATTCTTTATAAATTTAAAATGAGGAATAGTAACTATATTATCAATATCATCGACATCATCACATTCTTGTATATCAACCTTTATAAATTTAATATCGCTATATGTTTCAGATAACTCTACCATAGATGGATAAAATTCACAGCAAGGTTTGCAGAACTTAGCAGAAAATATAACTACTACATAAGTATTGCTATTTAACATATACTGATATTCGCTATTATTAGTTATATTTAATACAGTCATTTATCTATATATGAAATTTTAATTTATTTTTTATTTTTTAGTCGCAAATATTATATTATATATTATATTATATATATTATAAAAATTGATAGTATATAAATATTAATACTTTATACATAATATATTAGAATGCCTCCAAAGACTGTAAAAGACGAAGTGAAAACAGTTGAAGAAAAGTATAAAAAATATGAACTTTTAGAACACATTCTTGCTCTTCCCGATACATACATTGGATCTATTGAACCTCAAAAGATTACAAGCTATGTATTTAATGAAACTTCTAAAAAGATGGACATGACGGAACTAACATATAATCCCGGTCTATTGAAATGTTTCGATGAAGTAATCGTGAATGCTATAGACCACTCGATGCGTCTTAAAGCGGAAGAAGCAAAGGGAAAGGAGAATATCAAGCATGTTAAAAATATCAAAGTAACAATTGATAAAGAAACAGGTACTATTTCGGTCTTTAACGATGGCAATGGAGTTGATATTAAGAAACACAGTACTTATGGTGATTTGTGGGTCCCCGAACTAATATTCGGAGAACTTCTAACATCTACAAATTATGATAAGGGAGAAGAGAAAATTTGGGGAGGCAAAAATGGTTACGGAAGTAAATTGACTAACATATTTTCAAAGGAGTTCATTGTAGAAACAGTAGATCATTATACGGGCAAAATATATACTCAGACATTTAGCAATAATATGACTGAGCGTGTTAAGCCTACTGTTAAAGCTTCTTCAAAAGCTCCGTATACTCAAATTACTTTCACGCCAGATTATGAAAGATTTGGTATTAAGAATATTACCGAAGATATCTATAAGCTTTTTCACAGACGTGTAATTGATGCTTGTGCTACAACTAACAAAGACGTCTCGGTTTCATTCAATGGAGAGAAAATTTCAATCAAAGATTTTGAGAAATACTGCGAATTATTCTTGGATAAGAAGGAGCAGCCGCTGATTTATGAAGCATGCGGGGAAAGATGGGAAATCGGTGCTTCAATTTCTAATTCTGGATCTTTCGAATTCCTATCCTTTGTAAACGGAATAAATACTATCAAGGGTGGTAAACATATTGAATATATTACAAATATGATTACTAAAAATCTCGTAGAGATGACTTTGAATAAAAAGAAAAAAACTGTTAAAACACAGCATATCAAGGACAATCTAATTATATTTGTAAAAGCACTTATTGTAAATCCGAGCTTTGACTCGCAAAGCAAAGAGACTTTAACAACTCCTGTAGCAAAATTCGGTTCAAAATGCGAATTGAGTGAAAAGTTCTATGATAAGCTCTTTAAATCGGGGATTATAGATAAGGCTCTCAGCATCACCGAGTTTTATGATAAGAAGAAATTGGTAAAAACGGATGGTAAGAAAATATCGAGAATTATTGTTCCTAAACTCGATGATGCTAATTTGGCCGGAACAAAAGATAGCGCAGAATGCACTATCATATTTACTGAGGGAGATTCGGCTAAAACTATGGCTACCGCGGGTCTCAGTGTAATCGGGAGAGATAGATATGGTGTATTCCCGCTTAGAGGAAAAATTCTTAATGTTAAAGACGCGACAATGCAAAAGATTTCTGATAATAATGAAATCGGGGCTATTAAAAAAATTTTAGGATTGGAGCAAAATAAGAAATACAAGGATATTAGCGAGCTACGATATGGATCTATTATGATTATGACTGATCAGGATCATGATGGTAGCCATATTAAAGGTCTAATATTCAATATCTTTCAGAGCATGTGGCACGAACTCTATGAAATCCCTGGATTCTTGACTTCTATGCTCACTCCTATTATTAAGGCAACAAATAGCAAAAAAGAAGTAATCCAATTTTACAATATGTCTGATTATGAGAAATGGAGCGAAACAATTAATGCTAAAAATGGTTCGTGGAAAATCAAATATTACAAAGGATTGGGTACTTCGGATGATAATGAGGCAAAAGAGTATTTTAAGAATATGAAAAAGGTAACATATATGTATGATGATAAAGCCGATGAAGTAATAGATTTGGCCTTCAATAAGAAAAGAGCCGACGATAGAAAGGTATGGCTTCAAAATTATGATAAAAATAATGTATTGGACTACTCGAAACTGAACGTAGATTACAAATCGTTTGTTGATAAGGATTTGATTCACTTTTCTAACAGAGATTTGCAGCGTTCCATCAATCATATATGCGATGGATTGAAAGAGAGCACGCGCAAGATCATTTATGCATGCTTTAAGAGAAAGTTATACACGAATGAAATTAAGGTAGCGCAGTTGTCTGGATATGTAAGTGAAGTATCTGCATATCATCATGGAGAAAACTCGCTGCAACAGGCAATTGTTGGTATGGCCCAGATATATGTAGGTACAAATAATATAAATTTGCTTTGTCCCAATGGTCAATTTGGTAGCAGATGCCAAGGTGGGCAAGATGCTTCATCTGCGAGATATATCTTCACGCTAATGTCTAAACTTACAAGATTAATCTTTAAGGAAGAAGACAATGCTATCTTAAGTTATCAAGATGATGACGGGCAGCAAATTGAACCCGAGTATTACGTTCCTGTAATACCTATGATTCTCGTAAATGGAGGTATTGGAATTGGGACCGGATATTCTACAAACATTCCTCAGTATAATCCCACGGATATCATCGCTATCTGCAAGATGATTTGTAATTCAATTAAATTGTCTGAGATATCTGTTAATTCGATGGAAGATATTGAGGATATTTATAATACAATTGAAATACTTGATATTAGCGAAATCACTCCATACTATCTCGGATTTAAAGGTAGTATAACAAAGGCTGAGAAAAATTCATATATCAGTCGTGGGGTATATAAGTGGATAGATGATTCGACAGTAGAGATATCTGAATTGCCTGTGGGGTCGTGGACTGAAGATTACAAGGAGTTTTTGGAAAATATGATTACTAATAATCTTAATAATTTAAAATATATCGAAAATCATTATACATCAAAGAATGTAAAGTTCGTACTGCATTTTAATGGTAATGTCCGTGGAAATATCGAAGCGAACTTTGATGTATTATTTAAACTACAATCGAGCAAAAACTTGAGCATTAATAACATCCATCTCTTTAATAAAGATGGGGCTATTCAAAAATATGAATCGGCTGTTGATATAATTAAAGAATGGGCTGAAACAAGAGTATTGAAATACTTTGAGAGAAAAAATTATCAATTGAAGATCCTCGAGAAAGATGCTAAGATTTTAAGTAATAAAATGCGATTTATCCTCGATGTAATCAATGGTAACATTCAAATTATGAATAAAAAACTGACTGATATTACCCTGAGATTAATAGAGTTAAAATACGCACCTATTGTAATCGACGAGTCTGATGAAAAGGACGCTAAGGACGGTAAGGATGGTAAGGATGGCGAAGACGGAGACATCGGAGACATCGGAGATGCTGGAGCAGTCAATTATAAACATTATAATTATTTGCTAAAGATGCCTATCTCACAATTGACTTATGATAGAAAGGTGATATTGGAAAAAGAATATAACGAATTGAATGAGAAACTTAAAAATCTTAAAAATACGAATATTGAAGATCTGTGGCTGAATGATCTTAATGAGCTTGAAAAAGAATGGGTCATTCACAGAGATGTTATTATTAAAGAATACGAAAATGATAGATTGGGCATTGTAGATTCCAAGGTGGCAAATAAAAAGAAGGCTAAGAAGTAACGAAGTAACGAAGTAATACGAAGTAATACGAAGTAGCGCAAAGATTAAAATGGAGGTAATTCAATATCATTCTCACAACATATATTGTATATAGTTAAGTAATCGGTAACACAATCATTTCTTATTAGTTCACATAAATAATTTTTTAAATTTTCATCTATAGATAATGAATATATATAGTTTATCAATACATTATTCTCCGGTAATTCAATACCTATCTGATTAAATTCATTGATAATATCATCAACATCATTACCTTCTATGCAGTCCATAGTAATCTTTGCATATATATTACTATATCAATTTTTATTTCAAAAGAGTTGCGAAGTAACAAAGTCTCGCAATGCTTTTATATTCTGTTTACTGCGATTATTATATAAATATTCAGCCTTCTCTTTTATTTTTTCTATGGTATCCGAGGTATCCGAGGTATCCAAGGTATCCGAGGTATCCGAGGTATCGTCTATATTTGCCATTTTAGACATAGCAATATACCATTCGATTGAGCTTTTAGGTAAAGGATTACATCCTGTGTATATATATTCAAATGGGAAACAGAAGAAGGGGATTTTAGTCATATCAGGTAACATATTGTTTTCAAATTGCATCTTTGGAAGTAAATAATCCTCGTCAATTCTATTTCTGATATTTACGCAGCAACAATACTTCATATCTATATTATCATGAAATACAATTTCATTCATCGTGGTTTTCCTTCTAACACACAATTTCTTATGATCTGATATAAAATCATTTAACATCCAAGGATAATACGTATTTTTCTCAGTAATTATACCATTATAATCTACTAAATTTATATGATAATTTTTCTGATACAATAGATTTTTAGAAAATATAAGAATATATTTCCCCGAGTATATACTTTCTGTCTCAATATTATCTTTGGTAATTAGAGAAAAATAAATGCCTGGAAATTGGTGATTCATATTAAATTTACTCGTTCTCAATTCAGTCCAATTGAGGCATTTGGGATCATTTGTGGTATGTACCAAATAATATATGTCTTCCATTTATCAGGAGAACGGAGTAACGGAGTAACGGAGTAACGGAGAACAAAGTAATGGAGCATATCATTTTTTATATAAATATGTCTATGGTTCTTATAGCGGCTGTATCGGTTGTATCCGTTTGATTCTTGTCCATATCCATATTATCTATAAAATAATAAAAATTCATATCACTATAAATTCCATAGAAAATATATATAAGGATTAGATTATATATATATATAAAACGGAATACCACCATTACTATTATTTTTCTACTTAATATAGCCTATATGGCGTTAAAGTCATCGTGCCCGAGCGGTCTAAGGGGTCAGACTTAAGATCTGATGTGCTTAAGCACTCGTGGGTTCGAACCCCACCGATGACATTAATTGTTTTACTGCTATATTTTTTCATATCTTTTTAGATAAAACCGAAGTACATATTGTGATATAATCATGTATCCCGTATATGTTTGCATTCCCTGATATATAATAGTACCAATTGAAGGGAATAATAAGGGCCTTATTATCCAATTTAATAGTTGTTATATTGCTATCTTGTCTGGGTACTCTCGTTACTCGCGTTACTTGCGCTGCTCCATTTATTATATGTGAATTTGGATTGCATAAAGAGATTTCAACGGGTTCATTATCTTTCGATATAACAAAGAGATACTTATACTTATTTTTCTCCCATATATAATTATTGTCCAGATTATATATTATATTATAGTTAAACCAGTTGTCTATTACATTATCAATATTGGTAATCTTTTCTGAAATAACGATAGGCTGTTTTTTATATAAAAGTTCAAAGTCGAAATTTTCTATATTTACTTGATATATAGAAAATTCATTATTATATAGATAATATAAAGAGGCATATAGTAATATTAATAATATAATTAAATAAAAGTACATTTAATTTATATATACATATATATTTTGCAATTTTACACCAATGAGATATATATAGAATAAATTTTAATATATTTTATAATTAAAAGATGGGGGATAATAAATGTAAAAATGAAAGTGAGATTTTACGTTTAGCAAAGAGTGTTATAAACGATACAAGAACTAAAGATACTAATCCGATAAAAGATATATTTTCATATACTTTTAATGAATCCTATAGTAACGCAAAAGAATACTATTCTTGGATTAACCCATCTTCTAATGGTAGTAGCAGTGGAAGTAGTATTTTTGCCAAGATATCGAGTAATATAGCCTTTGCTATAATGTTTATAGGGTTTTTAATTTATTATTTTATTATGGCAATATGGTCTTATTTGGAAAATAATTTATTTTATAAGATTATTAATATTGAATTATTTCGAACGATAGACAATCATAAAAATTATTATAAAAAATTTATATTGTTGAGCGATGGTTTAATAGATTTAAAAAAAAGCAAGGAAGAAGGTGGTATTAAAAATATAATAGATAATAGAATAGAAAAAATATTACAAGATCGATTAAACAGCTATCTTAAAGATATAGGGAAAATCGATAAAGAATATATAGAAGATAGAGAGCGTATAGGCCGTCAAAAGAAAGAAGATAGGGAATTCCAGCAAAGACAAAATATAGCAGATGATAATAATAAACAATCAGCTGATAACGCAGCTACAGACGGAGTTAATAAATTTAATACAGCTGTTACAGTAGAAACGATGCGTTTAGCTGCAAAGGGTACAAAAGGTGCGGGTGGTGGTATAATTGGGATACTATCTATATTATTTAGTAGATGGTCAGATACATTTACGGGTTTTGTTATAGTCACATTATGTATTATATTAATTATTTTAGTTATTTTTGAGATATATGCGCCGTCTGAAATTATAGATAAAAGAATTTCAGAAAAAATCGATGAGAAAAGAAAAGAATATAAAAAATATAGCGATAATACACTATTTGCTTCATTATCGCGAATCCCCGAGCAATTTCAATTATTATTCGACGAAATTCAATATTTATATCAATCGTTTGTAAAGAGAGTAGTATTCTTCAAGGATTTTAGTAGTGAATTTATAAGTGATGCACGAAATTATTCATTGTATCCGATCGAATTATCAAGAGAGGATGCTGCTAATGGTGGGATATATGATAATATATATACATTTGATTATGAATTTATTAAAGGAATTGGCGATAATACTGTTAATAGTAAATATAGTAAGGGATCGCAAGGAAATGCTATATTATTAATAAAACCTATGGACTTGAAAGACCATGCTAAAGAAATTTATGGGCAAACAGCTGATTTATCTAATTTATCTAAATTGAACACAAGCTTAGATTTAGAACAAGACGGAAGTAACTATAAATATAAAATTAAATGTACTGGAACAGATGCCGATAAAAATATATTTAGTAGCAATTGTACTATTGCAGATATAGAAGGTATTTGTGGACCTGAAAAACAAGAAGGAGAAGACGATTATAGTAAAATACAATAAAATGTTTAAGATAATTCTAAGAACAGAGAATGATTATAATTATATATTATAATAATAACATAAGAAATCTAAAAAATGGAAGAAAAATGCATTCATCATAATATCGATATGGAATTATCAAAAGAAAAAGAAGGTGCTTATCATATAGATATTAATACTTTTAATAATAATCAGAAAAATAAAATATACAATATTAATAATGATAGAAAATTAGAGCTGACTAAAACACATTATGCTATAACGAATATCAAGGGTCAATGCAATAATATTACGGAACAATGGCAAAAATGGTTCACCGTTTCTTATTACTTTTTAGGAAATCGCGACGGTCGTTATAATGAAATGGCTAAAAATACAATAACATATGATATACCCAAAGGATGCTGGAAGGAATGTAAAGACGATTTTATAATTAATAACGTATATAAATGCGAGAATAAAAAAACATTTGAATATGGAAAATATAAGAATTTTTTACCCCACGACCCATTGGCTATTATTTGTATCATTGGTAGCCATTTTAAAAAAGACTTTATACACAAAAATGATAAGAATAAATATAAAGGAAACTACTATTATACATTAGATCATTTATTATATGATGGAATTAATAAAAATAATGCCACAGACATCGATAAAAAAGATAAAGAAAATTTGATAATAAAAAATAAGTTTGTAAATATTAGTTCGGACATACGAGCTAAATTATTAGCTAAAATAGATAGTGATGTAAATTGTATTCCTGTTAAAACAATTACAACCGATATAGAAAATGCTTACAATAGATTAAAAAAATATATTGATTATCTTTCTAAGGAAAATGAAACAGATCATGAAAAGATTATTAGAGCGATTAAGAAAGATATTGACGGATTTTATAATTTATTTGATAAACGCGATGAGTTATATATAAAATATTTGAATGATTTTAATTCAGAGAAAAAAAAATATAACTTATTATATGCCCATTCTTTAGTATCTGAAGAAAATTGTAATGCTATAATTGGAGAAATAACCGCAAATGGTAGTGATAATATAAAATATATCAAATACTTATTTAAATATTGCAGAGCTGCTTGCTTTAGTAAAAACAGTATTTTTGCAGAAAGACTTAAATTTTATGGAATATATGATACATTGGATGATATTACAGATACGAAGGATGGTGTTGTGACGTATGGTCGGGAAGTTTTATTAGATAATACACCAATGGATGTTGAAAAAGAAGAGGATATACAAGGTGATTCAGTGGATACACAAAAAAAAGATGATGTTGATAAGATTTACAAAGTAATGCCTGTTAAACTGGACACCGAACCTATTAATATATTTGACGAATATACATATATATTTAAACTATATAAGAGTTTTTTAATAGTATATCCAACTGTTTTTACCATAATATTATCAGTACTTTTCGCAGCATTAATTCTTTATATTATAAATATAATTAGCAATCATACGATATCAAAATTAATAAATTCTGTATATGCATATATTTTATATTGGATTTTACTATTTACATATATCTTTGTTCTAAATCCCCTATTTATATGGATTATAAGAATGCTAAAATGGTTTTTATATGATGGCGATTATTTTACCGGAGCCCTTAAAATGTTTAGCGAATATTTGTTTAACACATCTCAATTATATAGAAAATTAGGTAAAACTATCGGATATACATTAACATTCACAATAATCTTAGTGTTATTAATAGTCATGTTTGTAACTATGACTATAGATGAGATTTTAATGATAATTCCGAACATATTAATACAAATATTATATTTCCTTTACACTATCATTATATACCTGCTAAAATTATTAATATATATATTAATTACTTTTAAACCTGTTAATATTATGGCAATATGTTTTTTCATATATTCATTAATTGTATATTATTATATATTATACTCATTCGATTATGAAAAAATATTAAACTCTTTCAACGGAAAAGTAGATGAATCAATTGGTAAAGAACATGCAAACAGTGATTATTCGATCGTCCACACATATTATAATCTAAAAGGTTGCCAAATTATATGGGATAGAGTAGAATTGATTAAATACTGGTATCTTTTAGGCAGGTATAAGGAAGCTTATTATACTTTAGTACCTAATTCCGAATAAATTAGATTCTGATATAGTTATTATAACAGCGAATATAATTGTTCATCGCATCATATTTGGACATATTTTTAATGCTATTCCACGCATCCCATTTTGCACACTCCTTAAAATATAAAAACGTGGGTCGCGGAGTATTGCAATCGCCAAACATCGACTGTTTATAAAATTTGTAAAACTCCAATTTAACAGAATCAGTTAGAGAATAAGACTCCAAATCGATATCTCTTACAATATCTAATACCTTTTTAAATTCTGTTTCTTTTTCTTGCTCCATAATATTATATTATTACGATAAATTCTTATATTATTTTTATTTAAGAATATATTACATATATTATTATGAAGATGATAATCGACGAATATATCGAGTATATGCAAAAATACAGAGACCAATATGGTGATAAATGTATTGTGTTTTTACAAGTAGGGTCTTTTTACGAAATGTATACTATCGCCGAATATAACAATAACGATTATGATATTTATAAAATAGCAGATATATGCGGGATACAAACTACGAAAAAAAACAAGTCAATTAAGGAAATCTCGCGAAATAATCCAGTGATGGCTGGATTTCCTATGCATTCCGTGAGTAAATTTACTCAAATATTATTGAACAACAATTATACAATTGTTATTATTCAACAAGGCGAAGATAATAAAAACGTAACTCGCTCTGTAGCAGAAATATTATCACCGGGTTCTAATATTAATATCACGGACAAAAAGAGCAATTATATGATGGTAGTCATTTACGAATTAATTAATAATTATGTTATCGCCGGTATATCAGGAATTGATCTGTCGACTGGGAAAACATTTGTATACGAAATTGGCTCTACGAAAGATGACCCTGAATTAGCAAACGACGAAGTATTCAGAATGATTAGTGCTTATAACCCCATCGAACTAATAATATTAGGTGATAAAATTGACGAAAAATCTAAGAAAAAAATATTGAAAAATTTAAATATTAATAACATATTGGTGCATTACAAATGGGATGATTGCAAATACATATCTTTTTATAAAAATATACTAAATCAGCGCTATATATTGGAAAAGGCCTTCTTTATAAAGACGGGGCTTGTCTCTATAATTGAGATGTTAAATATGGAGAGGCTGACTATAGCGAGAGAAGGATTCTGTTGTTTATTGCAATTTGCATATGAACACAATGCAGATATAATCAAAGAGTTGCAGATACCTGAAATATTAGAAAATAACAATAATATGTCTATCGAGTTTAACTCTGCGGTGCAGTTAAATATCCTCGGTGTATATCAAAATGATAAGCCGCTAATTGATATTTTGAATAGATGCGTTACTGCATTTGGATCAAGATATTTTAAGGAGAAATTGCTTGCGCCAATGATTAACATTAAAAAAATCAACGAATCCTATGATGATATTGATAAACTCTTGAAAGACAATAGTTTTTCTAAAATAAGAAAGCATCTGTCGAAAATATCGGATATAGAGAGATTTAAGCGCAAATTACTTTTAAATAAAATTGCACCATTAGATTGGATTAATTTTCGCGAATCTATAGAATCGTGTTTAGAGATATACGAGGATATTGGAGCATTCCAAGATTCCGGAGATATACTATCTATAATTAGAATAATAATGAGCTCTTATGAAGATATTTTAGATATGGAAAATGCATCAAAATACAACTTGGCTGATAAAAATAATATGGGAAATATATTTAAAGAAGGAATATACGAAGATATAGATAATATTGCTCGGGATAGCAATGCTATTTTTAAAGAGATCTCAAAATACTGCGAAGAAATAAATAAAATAGGGGCGAATGATAGTACCTCTTGTAAGATAGAGTATTCTGATAAAGATCGCGAGTATTTTATTATAATAACTAAGAAAAGATATGAGTTTGCCCTAAAAACTAATACTTCGTATATGTCCGATTTTAAAGCGAAGCCTATATCATCGTCATCGTCTAACTATAAGATTACTAATAAATTTATTGAGAAGCACTCTAAAAATATTAGTGAATATGCCGATAGAATCTCAGAATTAGTATTAAAATATTATAATGAATTCATTGTGCGGTTTATCGAGGTTAATAGCGAAAATATTGATATTCTAATCAAGTATATTGCGCGCGTTGATATATCTGCGAATAATGCAAAAAATGCATTTGATTATTGTTACAAGAGACCTATAATAGATACTTCAGATAAAGATCGCGACTCTTCTTTTGCTAATATGAAAAATATGAGACATCCTCTAATTGAGAGAATACAGGATGATTTGGAATATGTGGGGAATGATATTAATATAAATAAGGACGGTCTATTACTATATGGTATCAATGCGTCGGGCAAATCGTCTTTTATGAAGGCTGTGGGATTAAATATTATAATGGCTCAATCAGGTATGTATGTGGCCGCAGAAGAAATGGTATATTATCCTTACAAAAGAATATTTACGAGAATTTCGGGAATGGATAATATTTACAAAGGGATGTCGAGTTTTACTGTAGAGATGACTGAATTGCGTAATATTTTACAAAGATGTAATAAATATAGCTTGGTTATCGGAGATGAAATATGCTGCGGAACCGAATCTATATCGGGAATTGCTATTGTATCGGCAGGAATAGATACTCTAATAAATAAGGGGGCCTCTTTCATATTTGCTACACATTTGCATGAATTGACTACTATGTCTTGTATAAAAGAGCATATTAAAAACGATAAATTATTTGTAAAACACATCAGAATAGATATAGGCAAAAATAATGAGATTATATATGATAGGAAAATTCAAGAAGGTCAAGGATCTAATATATATGGCTTAGAGGTTTGCAAATCTCTTGATATGCCCATTGATTTCCTTAAAAAAGCCGAGGTATATAGAAAGGAGGTTACAAATTTAGAGAATGATCTAATTAAAAATAAGAAATCGAGATATAATAAGAAGAAATTAGTAAATATCTGCGAAGTATGCAATAATTCGGTGGCTACAGAAACACATCATATAAAATATCAAGAGACTGCTAATACAGACGGTTTCATAGGCACATCTCATAAAAACGTAAAACACAACCTCGTTGCTATTTGTAAAAATTGCCATTCTAAAGAACATAGTGGAGAAATTAAAATCATAGGGTATAAGCAGACGACAAAAGGTATTATCCTCGACTGTAATTTGTAAACTTATTTATATTTAATATTTATATTTATATTTAATATTTATATTTGTAAAAATATATATAGAGATTAAACGACATAGTAATATAATTATGAAAGTTGTTAAAAGAAATGGTGAATACGAGGATGTTAGTTTTGATAAGGTTCTTATGCGTCTTAAAAATCTATCTAATGACCTAAATATCAATGTATCAGAGCTTGCGCAAAAAGTTTGTTCAAGGATTTACGACGGAGTTAAAACGAGTGAGTTGGATGAAATGGCTGCTTACCTGTGTAGCAGTATGTCTCTCGATAATCCCGAATATAATCTCTTGGCTTCGAGAATTATTATTTCAAATCATCATAAAAATACGTCGCCTTCTTTCTCTGAAACAGTACAGATACTTTACGACAACAAGGATATTCATAATATGAATTCACCGCTTGTTTCTGACGAACTCTATGATATTGTTTCTAAAAATAAGGAAAAACTTAATACCTATATAGATTATCAGAGAGATTTCTCATTTGATTATTTTGGATTTAAGACGTTGGAACGCGCATATTTAATTAGAGTTAACAAGAAGGTAACTGAGAGACCTCAGCATATGTGGATGCGTGTTGCTATTGGAATTCACGGTAATGATATTAGAGAGGTTCTCCAAACATATGATTTGTTGAGTAAAAAATATTTTACACATGCTACGCCTACGCTATTTAATTCTGGTACAAGACGCCCACAACTTAGCAGTTGTTTCTTATGTTCGGTGAATGACGATAGTGTATCGGGTATCTATGATTCATTGAAAGAAATGGCGTTGATTTCCAAATATGCTGGAGGAATAGGTATACATATTCATCAGGTAAGAGGTAAAGGGAGTTATATCAGAGGTACTAATGGGATATCAAATGGAATTATACCTATGCTAAGGGTATTCAATAATACAGCAAGATATATAGATCAAGCAGGGAAACGTCTTGGAAGTATTGCTGTATATCTCGAAACTTGGCATTGTGATATTGAGGCCTTTCTTGAATTAAAGAAAAACCATGGTAGTGAAGAAGAAAGATGTCGTGATTTATTTATGGCTCTATGGGTTTCTGATTTATTTATGGAAAGAGTTAAAAATAATAAACATTGGTCGTTGATGTGCCCTGATAAATGCCCCGGTTTGAGCGAAGTATACGGAGATGAATTTAATAAACTATATGAGAGCTATGAAAATGAAGGGAGATATAATAAACAAATTAATGCTCAAGACCTATGGTTTAAAATATTGGAATCTCAAATAGAGCAAGGAGTTCCCTATATTTTATATAAAGATGCTGCGAATAGAAAGAGTAATCAGAAAAACTTGGGAACTATTAAGTCGAGTAATTTGTGCGCAGAAGTTTTAATTTATTCTTCACCCGAAGAAACTGGTGTATGCAATTTAGCATCTATTTGCCTACCCACGTATATCGAGAATGGTATATTTAATTATGAAAAGCTTCATGAGGTTGTTAAAGTAATTACTAAGAATCTTAATAAAGTAATTGATAAAAACTTTTATCCGATTGAGAAGGGTAGGGTTTCAAATTTAAAGAATAGGCCTATTGGAATTGGCGTTCAAGGTCTTGCAGATGTCTTTATGATTCTCAAGCATCCGTTCGAATCAGCTGAAGCATCAAATATTAACAAAGATATTTTTGAAACAATATATCACGCTGCAGTTGAAGCATCTATGGAATTGTCTAAAAAACGTTATAATGTTATTAATAAAATCTTAGCGAAAGAGTGTGACGAAGATATTAATAATTATGTGAATGAATTTGAAATGAAAAATATTTCGGGAAAATATTGCGGAGCTTATAGTACTTTCGAAGGCAGTCCCATATCAGAAGGATTGTTTCAATTTGATTTGTGGGAAGAAAAACCGAGTGATAGATATGATTGGGAGAAATTGAGAAATGATATTAAAGAGTATGGAATTAGAAATAGTCTATTGCTATCTCCTATGCCTACCGCATCTACGTCGCAAATTATGGGATTCAACGAAAGTTTCGAACCAATTACTAATAATATTTTCCAAAGAAAAACACTGAGTGGAGAATTCATTGTTATAAACAAGTATCTTATTAACGATTTGATAAACATGGGATTATGGAATAAAGAAATGCGCGATACTATTATTTTGCACGAAGGAAGTATTCAAAATATCCCGAATATTGACGCAACTATGAAAGAGCTATATAAAACATCTTGGGAAATTAAGCAACGTGTTATTATTGATATGTCTGCTGATAGAGGAAAATATATTTGCCAAACACAGAGCTTAAATATATTTATTGAAGAACCAGACTTTCAGAAATTATCTTCGATGCACTTTTACGGACATTCCAAGGGACTTAAAACAGGATCGTATTATTTGAGAACAAAACCAAAGGCAAAAACTCAGCAATTTACTATAGATCCTGAATTTGCTAAAAAAAAATTGAGATGTGCCGAATATAACGGAGATAGCTGCGTATTATGTTCTGCCTAACAATTTTTTAGTTTTTGGGTATTTATATCGTGATGGACCGTGATGGACCATGATGGACCACGATGGGCCACGATAGTCCTATTACGAATCAACATTATTCTTTGATTTTTTCAAATAATTCAAATAATCTAACCAGTATACCTCCTCGCAATAAACTACTTTTGATGGTCTGGGAATATCTTTGAAATCGTAGTTTCCTTGCATAACATCTACACACGCATGCCATAGCATTGAATATAGTTCGTCTTTCTCAGTATAAATGAGACCTCCATGCTTACACAAAGGATTTCTAACACATCCTTCTTCGTTGACTCTATTGCTTTTAATCTCATCCAACCAATTTGAATAATAAGAAGGGTTCTCGAAAACCATCTTATAAATTTCTTTTTTACGACTATCACTTTTAGTATCCATTGTTGTCTGTTGTATACTTAAAATACAGAGTCGTCATATCATTTTTTTATACAATAACAAAAATAATGAAACAAATTGTATTCTCACATACTTATATACACTTGAAGATTTGAGAAAAAGAATTATAATCATTTACATATTAGCAGGTTTCTTGGGTTTAACAGAAGGTTTCTTGGGTTTAACAGAAGGTTTCTTGGGTTTAACAGCAGGTTTCTTGGGTTTAACAGAAGGTTTCTTGGGTTTAACAGTAGGTTTCTTGGGTTTAACAGAAGGTTTCTTGGGTTTAACAGTAGGTTTCTTGGGTTTAACAGTAGGTTTCTTGGGTTTAACAGTAGGTTTCTTGGGTTTATTTAATTGTTTTATATTTTTTCCACCTAAGAGGTGGCTGCCTATTGTGTCTTTTACAACAGAACTTTCATTAATTAAATCTGCAATTCTCTCTATTCTATGATTTTGTTCAATTTGATAATAAAATACTTCCCCAAGTGCTTTAAATATGGTTCCTATAAATTTTTTACATATTAAAATTCTTAAAGATTTCCTGTCCCGGCTATCAACACTAATATTATCAGCAGCTTCAAGTTGATTTACATCTACACCATAATGAAACATATCACATAATATTCCTAATGGAAAATATGCTGTAGTTTGTTTAAGACCATTAATTTCTGGTGTAAAATGAAGTGATGATATTTTTAAGTCACCAGTATAAATATTTCTATCAATTTTAAGTGTACAGTGAAATATTGGAACAGGTACTACATTTTCGTTTTTATCAAGTATCATTTTAGATACTTTAAAAAGAGCAGAATATTTGTCTTCCCTTGTATACATATCACGATCCTTTGTTGCTATAATTCCAAATCTAAATTGTTTTTTTATATCATCATATCTATTCAAATAAGCAACTTCAAAACCAACTACATGTCCTTCATTATTTTTTTTTTTTTCACTATATACGATTTTAAATTTAGATGTGGATTGAAAATGGTGATTTTCTAAATCCGACATATACCTCATAATCCTATCTAAATTATTATATATAGGGTCTCCTATTCTTATTGGCTCTAGATCTCTCATTAGTAATTTACTTTTATCGTATTTTGGACTTATACCTCTCTTAACTGTTTGGAGAAATTCTGATGCTTTAGGTGTTAATAAATGCAGTCTAACCATTTTATGAAAATTTGATACTTGAAACTTTTGATCTATACTGTGATGTAATTCATCTAAAGATTGTTTTACAAATTCATCTGCAAACATTCTAGCAATACTATTTAAACTATTATCGTCGGACAATGGGTAAGGATTATGTACTTCTACGGTCGATGGGTAAGGATTATTATTTACTTTTACAGTCAAATTTGACGGTGACCTTCTCATTGGACCTCCCGATGCTCCCGCAGGACCTTCATCGGGATCACCTTGTGTTACCGTCGATGTTCTTTTTCTTGGAATTGGTGGAAGACTCATAGTTTTCGGAGGCATTTTTAATGATTCTATTATTATAAGATATTTTTAATAAATACCATATAAATATATATTACTATAATAGTATATAGTATGTCTAATAATGAACCGTTATTAACTCAGTCGGATAGATTGACTATTTTTCCCATAGAACATTATGATATGTGGGAGATGTATAAGAAATCTGTTAGTGTTTTTTGGACTCCGGAAGAATTAGATTTATCTAAGGATATAGACGATTTTAATAAGCTAAATAGTAGTGAAAAGTTTTTTATTAAGCAAATTTTAGCATTCTTCAGTTCAAGTGATACGATTGTTAATATTAATTTGGGAGAAAGGTTTTTAAATGATGTACAAATACTCGAAGCAAAATTCTTTTATAGTTTCCAAATGGCTATCGAGAATATTCATTCTGAGACATATTCCCTTCTGATTGATACTTATTTCAAAGATTCAAATGATAAAGAAGAGGCTCTAAATGCTATTAATTATATGCCCTGTATTAAAAAGAAGGCAGATTGGTGTTTTAAGTGGATTAATGATGAAGAAGCTCCGTTTTCACAAAGATTATTGGCCTTTGCTCTTGTAGAAGGAGTATTTTTTAGCGGAGCTTTTTGCAGTATCTTTTGGCTTAAAGAGCGCGGTTTAATGCAGGGCCTCTCGTTCTCTAACGAATTAATTAGTAGAGACGAAGGAATGCATGTAGAATTCGCAGTTCTTTTGTATTCAAAAATTGTTAATAGATTACCGCAAGAAATAGTTCATCAAATCGTTAAAGAAGCCGTAGAAGTAGAAAAGAATTTTATCATCGAAAGTATTCCATGTTCTATGCTTGGTATGAACGCAGACTTAATGTCTATTTATATTGAATTTGTAGCAGATAGATTGTTAACTCAATTAAACTATGATAAAATATGGAATTCAAATAACCCTTTCCCTTTTATGGATAGAATCTCAATAGAGAGCAAATCAAATTTCTTTGAAAGTCGCGTATCACAATACAGCAAAGCTAATGTAGGAGGTAAACAAGAACATTCAAAATTGCGCACATTTTCTCTCGAAGCAGATTTTTAATTCAATAATTACTTAAAGAACTCATATACTTATTTTATATAATAATAAATAAATATAATAAAAAGATAACGATGGATAGAATAGGAAGTATTTACGGAGAAATAAAAACACAAATAAATTACATTATAAATGATAATGATTTTTTATGTTCCAATAATTATTTTAAATGTATGGACGAAATTATAACAGTATTAAGGAATACTTTATATAAATTACAGGATATATATTATAAATATATATTATATCCTAAATTAAAAAAAATTTAATTTTTATAACACAAATTATTATTTGTTACTTCGTTACTCTTCGTTACTGTGATATATCTTGTTGGGATAAGCAGAGTTTTATTTCGCCCAATGATGCTATAGTATATCTCAATATGATAGGATAATTATTTTTGAGATATAATTCTACATTGTTGGATAGGTTGGTGCATTTTGTAAATATCGATAAGTATTTTAGACTAAAAATACCTTGGATGATTTCTTGTTCTTCATCAGTGCTATTTTTTGTAATAGTAATAGTTTGTGATTTTTCAGCACCAAGTATAGTCTCTTGATTACAGAAATCTCCCTTACAACTCAATATCAACTTATCGCCTATATTTCTAAATTCAATAAACTCGGCAAGATTGTTCATATCTCGTATAATTTTTTGAAGATAATTCGAAGGCATGTTTATAATTGTATGAAAATCAACGGGAGGTATATCTAAATTTAAAACATCAATATCTAATACAGATAGTTTATAATTGGTCTTATAGTTTTTATCATTGTTCTCTATCGTTATACCCAGATGATTCGGATCATCTTTTTTTATATAAATGGATAATATATCATTATTTGTTATAGTTTTAATTAAGGCATGAAGTCGCAACATATTAATTCCCACATAAGTTTTTTTAGCACATTCATATATCTCAAATTTCTCGGCTTCTAATTTAAGATGTATTAGAACAATATGAGTATTATCCATTGCAACTATTTTGATACCAGTTTCGTCTATTTCCAAATTAACATCCATCAATATTTCTTTAAGAGCATCGATTACCTGTTTAAATGTAGATGCCTGTATTGTTTTAATATTTAATAAATATTCACTTTCCATATATTAAATAAATTATAATATCTCCTTAAATATTATTTACTTCGTTACTCTTCGTTACCCGCGTATACCTTTCAAAATACCCGTTAAAATAGAACCGTATAATAATGCAATTAATAGAAATCCGATAATTATCGTAACTTTATACAATGGTGTTTTTGTGCTCATATAAGAATATATAGACTGTGAAACCGCATTATTGCTATTCTTATTATTAATATTATTAATATTATTAACATTAAAAGATAGTAGATATTCTACTAATATTTTTTTTAAAGATATATAAGCAACTGATGGTAATAATGTGATATATATAAGAGGATTCTTATTGCCCTTATAATTATAATATAATTCAATGTCTTCTGACTTTTTATAGATTTCTGTTCTTATATTATTTAAAAATTCATAATTTTTTTCTATACTCGCAAAATAAGTAGCAATTATAATAAACGCGAAAAATATATTAATAATAGTCATCATCAACATCTCCTTTAAAGTTTTTTTAAAATTCTCTTCATTTTCGTCTTCTTTATTATTTGGAAAATCCGAATAATTTCTTCCAACAGGTTCTATATATATCTTCTTTAATTCATTCTTTAAGCCTTCTATTGTACTCGTAGGAGGCTGCTGAAGCTGTCCACTGGCCATATATTTATCATATACATATAAAATAATTATTGTCTATTTCAGATAGAAAGTAGGAAAAGCTCCTATTAATAAATTATTAATATTTAAAGTTTCATATCGCTCTTTGCTGTGCGTAAGATAATAAAATTCCTGTCCTATTTTGTTTTGTCGAAGCAAATCATCATCTCTTGGTTGATTTGTTTTAATAATTATATTATTTATAAATATTATCATTAATTTTATAAAATCCAACTTATCGTCGTTTTTAAACTCTGGTTGCGATAATACTTCAGAGTACATTTTTATTTCTCGTAAAAACTCAGTTATTTTAAATATATATTTATCTTTTTTATCTTTATCGCTCTCGATATTCTTGATAGTACTGTCGATAATACTTGATATTGTATTTACATTATGACCATCCAATAATGCCCTTGTATTTTTTATTTTCTCGGGCAATTGATCGTAAAAATATTCAAGATAAATACGCTGTTCTAATGATTTATATATTTTTGTATTATAACCATCGGTATTAAAACTATAATCGTCATATTTAATATTTTGATCTTTTAAAGAAATGTACGTGAATTGCAACAATATTATCCATATAGTAAATATAAAACAGTATATAAAAAAATACTTTCTATTATTATTAATGGTAGTAATTATATAATAGATTGATAGATTTTTATGATTTACTTCTTCTGTATTACCATCAGAAGGCACTATAGTAATAATAAATCCCGTTAATAAACTATATATTATTAAATAATACCCGATTAAACCAAAGATATAATATAAATCTTTTAAGCCGTGATTATAATTAAACAATATTAAATAATATGATACTATAAACATTATTGCAACAAATATAAAGACGCTAAGTAATATTTTTTTACTATCATCTGATTTATAAGATGCTATAACAGCTTGTTTTATTATATTTTTTGATGCAATAAAAATATCAATTATGATAAAGGTTATAAAAAGCAACATCGTAAGTATGATAAATATATATATCAATGTGTTTGTTACATTTAATGTAAAATATGTATTGTTATTATTATAGTTAAAATCTACCAATCTGTTTATAAAAAGATTGTATGCGAAGGTGTTGTTAACATATAATCTTTTCCCACCATTATCCTCATCGTTCTGAGATTTGTAATTATAGTATATGATAATATTATAAAGAGTGTTTATGAATAATAATACCGAAATGATAATCATGGATATTATATAAACATACAAGCAAACATTTATGGTTTTGTGCAAAATCTCAATATTAACAGCATACGAAAGAATTTCTGCAGCTTTGGCTGCTTCCGCATTTTCAGCTTCTTCTGCATTATCGCTCATAATATATCCTTTATTATTATTAATATTTTATTATTGAAACCTTATTATATTCGTTAATCCAAATATTGCTATAGTTACTTTTAATACAACCCATGATGCGAGCATTTTTGCATATGTGATATTTTTATCAATTTCGCTATTATCTCCAACAGACATTAGTTTTATTATCATTAGAATAATTAATATTGTTAAAATATTTAGTCCCATCTCAAAAGCCAAATAGAGATTGAAATTATATTCCCCGCGTTCTATACTGTATTCTAATACATCTTTAAACAATTTTTCAAAAGCTTCTATATCTGTTTTATCGCTGTTGGCATTCGTTACTTCGTCATATTCAAGATATTTAGCAATACCCTCATATATACCTAATATTTTTTCTGTGTAGTTTTTAGTAGTATCGTACGGTATTATCGACCGCAATGTTAATGTATTTGCAATTTCATCATCAATCTCCTTAATACCTATATTTGCAACTCTGCCTAATAACAGCTTATTTAACTTTATTAATATATATGGATCGTCCGTATTCCATTGAACGATATATATATAGACCGAAAGTATAATTATTAAATATAAGCATTCTTTATTATTATTATTCGCTTTCAATTTATTAAATAACTCTTTAAAATCTTCGAAGAATATCTTAGTATAATAATTGGCTTCGTGATTATATTTTTTGTAATTGAAATGCTTATTAATGTCTACCATGTTCTCTTCAAAATTTTTAAGCTCACTCTTCTTATCATCTATCGATAAATCAATAACCGTATATTTTGCATTCTCTATATTTATTTCTCCGGCGTAAGAAATGTATTGAAATATTTTAATTAATTCTTTATTCACATTTTCATTCGAGCTTGTGATTATATTCTTACCAAAAAGCTTTATTATTATGTCCCTTATATATTCATCAGGTTTTATCAATGTATCATATAGTTCTATAATTTTCACATAAGCCTTTTTAACAAATATATAATAATATATTGTACTATGTATCATACAATAAATTATAATTATAATAGGAACTATTAGAAGATAATAATGCTTTTCTGATGCTAAAATATACATATAAGGTGTGTTCTCGCCATCTTTGTTGATAAATATAGCATATAGAATATCTATTGTGAATAGTATAAATATAATTAAGAATATAATAAATACTATAGCAAATATCATCTCGTACAATTTATTATTTGTTAGAATATATAGGTTCGACGAATCCTTATCATATGAATTGAGTAATTTATTAGGTAACAATAAATATAGACTATTTAGAGCATATCCAAATACATCTCTTGAAAAATCGTCGAATTTACTTTCTGCAATATCTATTTTAAAATATCCTATTATACCATCTTTTCCATTAATTTTATAAACGCCTGCATCACCTTCATTATCCGGAAGATCATTTCGTATATCATCATATAAACTGCGATTGATTGATCCAATAGACTCGTTTTTTATTAATGAAGTTATTTCGCTATTTTCATTGGACGTTAGTTCATCTAATTTAAACTTAAAATAATAGGTTTTTGGAGTACTAAGTGATGCATAATCGATAAAATCATATTTTATATAAAAGTGAGTATTCAAAGAAGTTTGTATATAGGCGCTGGCTTCCTTTGATTTTATAGAATCTGATATTATTTTTATATCACGATCTGTTAATCTATTATATTCAATGTTTTGTAATTTTATATTCTTTGGAAATTTATCTAAAAAATATTTTTTTATTTCACCTGATATATCAGTGTTTGTATTAGGAATTTTATTAAAAATATTGTTAATTAATGTATAATCTTTTTTAGAATAATTAGAATCGTATAATATTTTAATTATAACATCTCTATTACCTCCAGCACTTTTAATTATTTTTAATTCACCACCGTTACCGTCGTATTTAAAATTGTCCACTATTTCTGTAAAATCTGTTTCTAATAATATATTTCTATAATCGGTAGCTCCGGCCGATACATCATCGTAAGGATATTTTGCATCTGTAGCATCAGAATCATGCTTTAATTTCTTTAAATCGTAACATTTGTTGTTATTATTATTTAAATTAAATTTTGTTTCATTTTTAGGATTAAATGTCTTGATATAATTTATTAATTTATAATTGATGATATCTTTTAATTGTAAAGTGGTAACATCATATATCTCTTCTGTAGTTATTATTAATTCTTTAACATAGTATATGGCATACAATAAGTAATTTGTGATTGCTAAAAAGGTTATTATGACTATTACAAAACCTATAAAATATAAAATATACTTTATTATATTGAATATAATAGGGGTTTCAGATTCATCATCATTTGTAGAATCCATTATAATAATATATATTCCTTATTTAATTTATTATAATAAAAATAAATAACTCAATTATCTTGTAATTTTATGTATTAAATAAAATCGCTATGAATATTATTGTTATAAATAATATTAACCCCTTTATCATAATATTGTTTGTTTCTACGTCTATGATATATTCTAAGGGGTCTATGGTGATACCAGTCATATTTTTAATAAATTGTTTAAATTCCGTTTTAATGAAAAATATTATAGCAATAATAGAAAATATCATACCACTTAGTTTCGCAAATAATAAATCTAATTTATAATAAAATGAATTATATCTCTCATGAGACTTTAGATAGCTATAGCTATTGTGCAATGTACTAATAAATTGATTATAATTTTTTTCAATATCATTAGAATCTGTAGCAAATGTTTTACCACCAGTATATATAGCATTTTCCATAAATTTCAATGGTTTAAATTTGTCGGGGAATACACTATATACATCCTTGCCTTTTAATAAATTAAATATACAATAATTATCGTCCTTGCAAAAAGTATTATCATATTTTATCGTCTCTCTTTTTTCGAGTCCGAATAAATAATATGTTATATAGCATTTTAAATATAAATCCTTATCATCCTTATATATATTCGTTTTGCTTTTAGCCAATGCATAGTAATCTCTAAAAATTTCTTCATTACCTCCGGTCTTTTTAGCAACCTCCGAAATATAAGAATTTAAATAATCGCAGCTCGTATTATCTTTAATAGTCTTATTTAATATATTAATATGGGATACTAAATCTATATTTTTTAAATTTAAACCTGCAAAATTGTAATATATAAAATTAAATAGATAGATTATAAAAGAGTATGCTACGAATATCATAATAGCCCACAAAATACTATGTTCATAATTATAATTCTCATAAATATCTCTATTGTAATATTTATAAAAACCTAATATTTTAATTTCTGAAGATAAATTATTAGTAATAAGGTTTGCTATTGTATTAGACCATAATAATACGAATAGAATTAAATATATTATTAATAATTGTATGTCGCTATTATCAATTATTAAATCATAATTAAATAACTTGTAAGTACCTAAGTCGCAATATGATAGCAATTTATTACTTCCTATCTTAGTAGATTCGTTTGTATAATTAAATAATTCATATGTATTAAATATAAAAGATACTATAAACAATATAATTATAGCGACCAATATAAATTTAGGGAATACGTAAGATAATACTGTTATAAAAATCAATATTAATATTATAACAATAGATATAATTACGTAATCTATTATATTCATAATATATTCTTACCTTTATTAAATAAATATTTTTTAATTATAATGCCTTAAATATCCATAATAATAAAAATATTGTTATTGGGTAACTTAATCTCAATAGTAATTCTTGGAAATCTGTTAGAATATTTTCGCCTATATATTTTGATAAGTAATATGTTAACATACGGTCTATCGAGATACCGAGGACAATTACCAGCGAAAATAAGGCGAGTTTTACAACTTCTGATCTCTTACCAGACATTCTATCGAAAAAATTATATTCGCTCCCTTTTCTTCTATAATTTTCATTAGTTACATATTGAGAATTCTCGAGTAAATTATAATTTTTAGCACGATTATCGTATTGTGTGTTGGAATAATACGGCTGTGCAGCTTGTTGAGGTACTTGTTGCATCTGTTGCTGCATCTGTTGCTGCATCTGTTGTTGTATCTGTTGTTGCATCTGCTGCTGCATTTGCTGCGATGATGCACTCTGAACTTGCGGTTGTACAGAAGAAATTGCAGGATTATATTGCGGTGATTTGGATGGTTTATCATCGCCGTACAATAACGTCTCACTATTTGATATTTTATTGTTTTTTTGCGATTGATATGCGCTTTCTAAATTATCTCCCATAAAATTATCGTCATTGCCTCCATATAGTACATTTAATTCAGTCATAATATCTATATTATATATGGAAATAAAATAAATATTAAAGAAATAATAATCTTTTAGTATTACAGATTAAATGGATAAAATGTTTGATTATGAAAGTCTATTTACATATTCTTCGCTAATATTTGCATTTGCAATATTCATAATACTTTTATATCAGTTGATATACGGATATTATAACAATATTGAGAATTTTACTTCGGCAAAATTAAGTTCACCTGTATCTGCTGTAGTAGAATCTATAGAAGTAGACGATACCGGCGGTATAACTGAAGTAAAATTAAAATCAAATTCTATGGGAAAATATTATAATAGAACTCCTCCTAAAGTAAAATTCACAAAACCTAATGGACCAAATGGAGGTTCTGAAGCTACAGGCATCATTAAATTAAAAACACGATCGATACGAGGAACCGAATATTTATATGATATAGATACTATCACAATAACACAAAAAGGAAGTGGATATAGAATCGAAGATAAAGCCTTGGTAGTTATAGAAAATATAACTGAGTATAATTTACGAGCAAACAAGGAGAATCCCTTAATTCAATTAGATTCAAAGCAAAAAACTACTATCAAAGGGCTAATAGAAGGCTGCTCTTCTTTAAATACTGAGTCAAAAATAAAGTATAATAAATTAATAGATATTGGCGCTATTAGACAATATGATGTAGATGATATAATCAATCTATTAAACAATACTCCGGCTACTGATTCTACTGCTGCTTCTGCTACCCCCGCGACTACAACAGCTGCTTCTGATTCTACTGCTACGACTGCCGCTTCTGCTACCCCCGCTACTACCCCAGCCACTACTGCTACCCCCGCTACTACCCCAGCCACTACTGCTACTCCAGCGACTACAACAGCTACTTCTGCTGCCCCCGCTACTACCCAAGCCACTACTGCTACCCCAGCCACTCCTGCTACTGCTTCTGCTGCCTCTGCTACTACAACAGCTACTTCTACGACTGCTACTGCTGCCCCAGCAACTACCCCAGCTGCTTAGGAATTGAGAAATAAGATAGGAATTTATTCGTCGTAGTTTTCGCGGTATTCTTCGTATTTTTTCAGCTGTATTCCTTCGTTACTATATTCATTTTCTTTTATTACATAATTATCTATATTATCGCGCGAATAATCTTCTTCGTCTTCTTCGCTATCTCCTTCTATCTCTTCTTCATAATATTTATATTCCATATAATTCATTTTATATTCTGGGTTTAATATAGAGTTTTGTGGAAGTTTCTTTTGAGTAGGTTCGTAATAATAAATTGCAAATATAATATTATGGTTAACACCTTTAAAGTCATAAAGTGTCCCTTTATTTGTTTCAAATCTTAAACTTAATTTCGATAATTTACCTATTGGATGAAATTCTCTTATAGGTAATTTTGTAATAACCAATCTCTCAGTGTTAATTCCTATATTATCTATCCGAAATTTCGCTAATCCAAGAGAATATTTGGTATATGAAAGAGATCCGAATATATGCTCTTCTATTTCAGGGCATCTAAGCAATATATATTTGTTACCTATTAGATATATAACGCCTGGCGGTGTTATTTTATACATATCATACACGCCTTTACTCGGTATTATCTTAATATTATCTAAATTTTTAACAGAATGAAACATCTTCGACATAAGAGAGTTTGAATTATATACATCCTTGTATTCGTATCTTATATTAATATATTCAGGTATTGAATTCGCGAGCAAATCAAATCCCAAGTTTTCATATATAGTAGACCTTTGCATATCAAGAATAAACGGATGTCTGCAATATATATCGATGAGATTACTCATTTCAGCTGGTTCAGAATGTTTTTTAATACCTATTTCATACTCATCATATCTATCAAAATAGAATAACAGAGTTTTTAAAGTATAATCCCCCTCTTTAATATGTAATCGCCCGAACATATCTTTGTAATTAATGAATTTTGTAAGACCGCTGTTGCTTATAGAATCTTCATTAGAATTAGAATATAACTTATACCATATTGGTAAATTACTCAGCTCTATTGTATTTGTTCTGCATAATACAATCTCGTTATCATCAAGTACCTTATTGTATATTTTGAAATCTTTTATATACAACTTAATAGTATCGTCCCATCCATTAATATAAGTAATTTTTGTTATTTTAGTAGCATCAGTAAAGGTGCTAATAAATTTTCTTCCAATATTTTTTTCGGTATAAAAGACATTACTAATCGGTCTATTATTGGCTTTCTCGTATTTTTCTGTTTTCGTCGATATATTTATAGTCCATTTATTGTCGCTCGAAATTGTCCAGCAAACGTGATTTTCAACACTCAAATTTATATTATTTATTGTATATGTACTTTCTTGTGATTCATCTTCATATCCAATCGTAAAATACATATCATATAAATCATCTATATTTTTTTTAATATATACTAATATTCCAGAATATTTGTCTCTTTGAAGAGCATTCAAATGTAAGTGATAATATCCAAAGTTAAATATATAGTATTTTTTATCGGCCGCAGAGCCAGCATTATTATCTCGAAATACTTTAGTTTTAAAAGAGAAGCTGATGCCCATATCCTTTCCCCCTATACCACCGCTGTTATATATGTTATACAAATGTATGTTGTTGGTTAGTTCTAAATAATTATCAGTTCCTATAACAGCATATCCAGAATTAAAGCTGCATTCTTTTGTTAAATCTGTACTATTTAATTCCTCCTTTACTCCTTCGACTATATTAATATCGCTCATGTTTTTTCCGATATAGTAATATAATTCGTTATTTTCATAGTCTATATTATACATAGTTCTCGGAATACTTGAATCGATTATCTCCATCCCGATAACATTTTTAAACGGCACCGTAAAATCAATTGTATATTTATTCGGATTCGGATATCTTGATCTGTCCCTGTCTACACTATCAATTAAAAAAGTATAATTCTGTTTTATACTATTGTTTCTAAGATAATTAATATCTTCTATAGACATCCCTTAAATATTATACGTATATTATTATTTATATCATTGAAGATATACAAGGGCCTTCTTAATTTATAATTAGCCGATTAGATATAAAAACGAGTACATAATTTATTTTTCCTTGAACTTTTAAAAACTTTTTGAAATTTCCAAAATTTTTTCAATTATGTACTCAAAATATAACTCTCTCTCTCTATCTCTCTAAAAATTACTAAATATTGTCTGTTTGATAGATTTGTCCCCTTTAATATCTTTGATTTTCTCGAGTTTCTTAATAATCTTAGGAAAATATTTGCAAATAAATAATGTAACTTCATCGTCATTTGTTATGCTATATGATTTAATAAATTCTTTAAAATATATATAGAATACTGCTCTCAATACAATATAGCAGTAGGAATGGCTATTCTCCTTCCACAATTTATTATCTTGTTTCTCAATAATTTTCTTAGCAATTACAATGCTATGCTCTCTATCTTTTGCTAATATTGACTTGAAAGACACATTGTTTTCGATTGATTTAAAAACAACATTAAGAATAATAGCAAAGGTCTCTATAATTGCCTCATTAGGAATAAAGTCCTGTGCTTGTTCTATTTTGCATAATTTTTTTAGCACATTAATATTTTTAGGTTTCCAATTTTCATTATGTATCATATCACAATGATGCAACAATTCGTGCAATGCCACTTTCTCATAATCTTCCTTTCTTACTATATAGATATTATTTGCATTGATATACGTGAAGCCGCCATTAATATTTTCGGTCTTTACTATATCCGCTTTTCTATTAGGAAGCCTTCTTTTTAGCGGATTCAGAAGTATATAATAATTAATATACTGCTCGGGCTTAATATTATATAGATGCTTCACTAAGTATACTCTATAAATGCAATTAAAAAGATGGGACTTACTTTTATTTGTAATATTTTTATCAGATAAAATAAAAAAATTAACATTCTTATAATTAATATGGTAAGATAATTTACATTTGTTTGCATAATTTTTGCAAAAATCCCAATCAAAATAAGCGTCCTTGTTCAATAAATACTTGAAATTATCAAATGTTTCAATCGGTATCTTAGTAATCCAGCATTCCGCACTATTAAATTTATAATTTTCCTTAATTATCTTGTATAATTCGTTTTCATTCGCATTGATTAATTTATTTCTTATATTCATTTTTATATGAAAAATTGCTGACTTTCTTTTATAATTGAAGATATAAATTTATTTTCTACAAGCTTTGAAGAAATAAATAGAAGCTTATTAAACATTATTGTGCTATCGAGATTATCCTTGTTTGCTATTTTATTTTCGCTCCATTCGATAGACCTTTTAATAAAACATCTATATACGTCAGTTTTTATGGAATATTTCAAATTGCTCTGAGCCTTATCAATAACCCAACAACCCTTCTTATCCAAATATTCCCATATATTATTCTTAACATATCTATATTTTCCCTTTAATATTTTAAATACAACTAATGATATATCATAGTGTGTATTATTAATTACACATAAATCTATATAATTATTTATATCCATATAAAATATAATAATAATAAATGCTTATTTATAAAATACCACCAAAGGAAGAACCTAAAAAACAAGAAGTATTACCTCAAAGCTGGCAATTAATAGATGCGAGGAGGAGATTAGACACTACGCCGACGAATTATAATACTCTTAAAATGTTTAAGGAATTGTTATCAGCACAAACCTCAAAAATTCTCAGAAAACAGAGATGTATCAATATGAATATACGACAATTTAATAACAGAGAACATATTAATAAAAACATGTGTTGTGTGGAATTTACAGAATCTGTTCATAATATTGAAAAAGGTATATTGGCTAAATTAGCAGAGATAAAACAAAAGATACAAGTTAAAAAATATAACAACGGTTCAATCCCGTTACCTATCTACGTATCTCTCGCTAAGGTTGTAGAGCGCGATAAAGATTTCTTGTTATATTCAAAGTTTATCAAAGATGGCAATGATTATTCTAAGACCTTCCAAGAAAAGTATACATTTCAAGGTAAAATGAACATCATAATCTATGTTCCTAATCTCATGAACAATATTACTGATTACACTTTTTACCCATCTCTCGAAGCATATACAAATCAAAATAAATGGATGGAATTAATGACGCACCCCAGTTCATATTTTTTAAAGGCTATTAATAATACAAAAAATAAGAAGAATACTGAGTATTCTAATTTGTTTAAAAAATTAGCCGATGATATTTGTGATGAATCGGGGTGTATCGCTGATTCTAAAGAAGATATGTTTCACATTTTATATAAATCATTTTTTTTACCCACAAAATGCCTACAGAACAATAAGTATGAATATGATAATAATATGAAGGTCAAGCTATATAATATTTATCATGATAAAAAAAATAGAGATAATGGAGATTATGAATTACAAAGAGATTATGATAATAATTTGAAAGAATTACTTGGAGAAAACGAAGAAGATGACGAAGACAAGAAAAATAAACAAGCTTATTCAGATATAGATGAAGAAGAATTAAAAGATATGAAAGTCGAAGCTTTATCTGTTGCATTGCGCGATAATTATCTAAAGTATGTTGGTAAGAAATATAATAAAAATATTCTCGAAGACCTTGTTGTAAGATATAGAAAGCCTTTTCCGGGAGTGTCTGAAATAACTTTACAGATGTATAAATTAGATCCCACAAGTAGCATCTTTAAAGACAAAATAGATTTTCATTATATGCCTTGGGGCGATAGACTAATAAATAACCAATATGTTCTTAACGAAGCCAAAACATTTCATTTTGAAGATGTTGTATACAATGAAAAGTTAGAGAGCAAAATGGAAACTAAATTAATTAAATTTAAATCTTTAAACGAAAAGTATTTTATGAAGTTTAATGATGACGGGAAATTATCCGTGTATGATGAAAAAAACAGAACAGTAAGACACGATATTGGGTTTTTATCTAATATTGTAATGAAAAACGAAAAAAATAAACACGTTAACTTTGATAGTTCGGGGATTTTATATTTTCATAGCGACAGTAATGGAGAAAAGATAGCTACAAATATTAATTATGAAAATGAAAATCCAAACCCATGTAGTATAATATTAGATGAAAATAATCCGGGCAATTTACTAATATACGGTTTAGGTTTCCAAGAAGTCGCATATTCTTAATCTTATTTTTGTTTCTGTTCGCATAATATATGTGAATATATGTGTATATGTGTGTATAAATAATATAATAATATATAATATTAGGACAATGATAAATAATGAATGGAATATATTAGATTTATATTTCAAGGATCATAAATATCCATTTACAGGTCATCATTTAGATAGTTACAGAAATTTTGTTAAGGTTAAAATACCCGAAATTATAAAATTAAACAATCCTATAACTATGATTAAATTAGATGATATCAATAAAAATTTAATTGTTAAAGTTGAGATTTTTGTAGGCGGCGAAGATGGTGATAATATATATGTAGATAGACCTATTGCATTTGAAAATGGAGCTCCTAAACTTATAACGCCTAATGATGCGAGAATGAAAAATTTAACATACGAAACTCACATATTTGCGAAAATAATTGTTAAAATAACCGACGATAAAAATGCTGTTAAAGTTATCGAGTTCAATAATATAGCTATAGGAAGTATCCCTATTATGCTTCACAGTGATATCTGTTTATTAAAAAATAATGGCTCGGATATTTTGAAATTATTGGGAGAATGTCCTTACGATACGGGAGGCTATTTTATAATAGATGGAAAAGAGAAGGTAATAATAGCACAAGAAAATATAGTGACTAACAAATTATTTATTAGTAAATTGAAAGAAGATGACGTTAATGGATTCAGTTACAAAGGTGTTATAAGATGTATTGCCGATAAAGGTTCGGTTAAACCTTTTAACGTCGAGTTCTATTATGTAGATACTCCTATGTTGAAAAATGGTCTTTACAGAGATGATGATGTAAAGATTCAATACATGACCGGTAAAAAGTATATATATGGTTCTATTTTAGTATCGTTGCCTTCTTTTACCGAAAAGATACCTTTGTTTATTTTATTTAGGGCTTTAGGTATAGAAACTGATAAAGAAATCTATGATTCTATTTTTGGAGATGAATTAAATAATAATGATAAAGAGTATTTTGATAATTTTATAAGACCGAGCATAATAAGCTCGTTTTATACTTTCAAGGAAGAGCAGATATACATATATACGCAAAATGATGCCTTGAATTATTTGAAACACAGGGTAAAATATGCGAGCATTGAACACGTAAAATCTGTTATAATGACTGAGATATTTCCGAATATCGATGAATTAGATAATAAGGGAAAGTATTTGGGATATCTTATTTTACAATTTATAAAAACGGTTATAGGGACTTTACCTATAAGTGATAGAGACAGTTATATATATAAGAGGGTTGATATTAGTGGATTTAAACTTACCGAATTATTTCAGGAATCTTATATCAAATTGAGGGATAATATTAGAATTAAAATAGATAACGAGTATTACTATGGTTCATACAAAGAAAAAGGTAACTATGAAAATATAGTGAATAATAACAATATCTATAAAATCGTGGATTCTCTAATAATAACCGAAACATTTGGTAAATCGCTGAAGGGGCGCTGGGGATTAATTAATAACAGTGATCCTGAATTAGGAATAGTTCAAGATTTATCCAGAATTAGTTACATTGGATATCTATCGCATTTGAGAAGAGTTAATATACCCATTGATAGAAGTGTTAAAATCACAAGTCCTCACAGATTACATTCGCAACAATGGGGTATGATGTGTCCTTTTGAAAGTCCCGATGGCGCGTCTATTGGTTATCTAAAAAATTTATCATTGCTTACTAAAATAACTGCCGGAATAGATTTAAATAATATTAAAAGGTGTTTATTAGATGTCGGCATTATATCGTTGAGTAAATGTAATTTGATTATCAATAAGAATATTACACGAGTATTTTTAAATGGAACATTATTCGGTTATACTGGCGATCCCATATTTGTAACGAGAATACTAAGAGCATATCGTAGAAATGGTTTAATAAATATTTTAATATCTATATCGTGGAATATCCCAAATAATGAAATAAGGATATTTACAGAAGCAGGTAGACCTTGTAGGCCGTTGTTAATATTGAAAAAAAATAAGTCGGGAGATAACGAAATCCTCGTTTATAAAAACAATTATACAAATTGGTTCGAGATGTTAAATGGTACTTATAATAAATTGAGTGATGATGATAAGACCGATGACTATTATTACAGAGATGTTTATACTAATCCTATAAATGATAGTAAATCATCTTCGTCTCTCGAGAAGTTGGGAGGGTCCTTTTTCAATATGGGTGGTAAGAAAAGTAATAGCAATGACTCTATAAGCGAGCATAGTAATAATTACAGGAATATCTATAAAAATATATTGAAGCAATTGGAGGAAACATCTGCATGCATAGAGTATCTCGATAACGAAGAAAGTGATACTGTTTTAATAGCAATGAATAAAGACGAAATAACTTCACGTCATACCCATGTCGAGATACATCCATCGACTATATTTAGTGTTGTTACAGGTAATATTCCGATGTGTAACCATAATCAGGCGGCACGCAATGTGTTTCATGCTGCACAATCAAAACAAGCTATTGGGATATATGCGACAAATTTCAATAGACGTTTTGATACAATGAGCTATGTTTTACATTATCCTCAGAGGGCCATCATAAATACGCGAATAGCTCAATATACATCAAGCGATTATATGGCAAATGGATATAATACAATTGTTGCTATTATGACTTATTCGGGATTCAATCAAGAAGATAGTATAATGATTAACAGAGCAGCAATTAATAGAGGATTGAATTACTTATCTTATTACAAATCGATTACAGCAACGAGTAAAATAGTTTCGAGTAATGAGAGGATAATTTTCGGAAATCCCATTAAAATGAAAGATATGATAGGTAAACAAGATGAATTACTTGGAATAAAAAAGAAAGATTATTCTCATATTGATGATAATGGCTTCATTAAAAAAGGCACATATATACCAGCAGGACAAGAAGTTGTAATAATAGGTATGTTAAATGTTAAAGAAGTCTATTATGAACGTAAACAGGGTGTCTTCACAGTACAGGAGAAGAAGACAATATATACTGATATATCTATAAGTACCGACAATTCTCTCTATGGTACCGTAGATGACGTATATATATCTAATAAAATATCAGGAGATGAATCTATTATATGTAAGGTCAAATTTTTAAAAATTAAGAAACCTGAATTTGGAGATAAACATGCTTCTCGCCATGGACAAAAGGGGGTAATTGGTATGATAATACCAGAGGAAAATATGCCTTATACAAAAGATGGTATAAGACCTGATATTATAATAAATCCGCACGCGATTCCCTCACGCATGACTATTGGACATTTAGTCGAATGTATATTTGCTAAATTATGCTGTATCGAAGGTATATTGGGTGATGCTACAGTATTTATACCAATAGATAATGATGCCATATATAAAAAATTAGAAGATAATAATTATAATAAATACGGGAATGAAATACTGTATAATGGTTTTACGGGAAAACAAATAGAGACTGAGATATTTATTGGGCCGACATATTATTTTCGCTTAAAACATATGGTTGCCGAAAAAATCAACTCAAGAGGTATCGGAAAAGTTACTGGTTTAACAAGACAACCAACAGAAGGACGGCGCAGAGGAGGTGGTCTGCGTATAGGAGAGATGGAAAGAGATACATTATTGAGTCACGGTATTTCTATGTTTATACAAGAAAGTATGATGGAGCGTTCTGATAAATATGCTTGGTCTGCATGTAAAAAATGCGGCACACTTGTTTCTTTAAATATACCATTAAATATAAATGTTTGCAAAAATTGCAATAATGATGATATAGTCGTTGTAAGAACTCCATACTGTTTTAAATTATTAGTTCAAGAATTTGAAGCTATGGGAGTACAGCTCCGAATTAACACAGAAGATGTTGATATACCCGCAGAATATATAGAGCCTTATATATACAAAGGTAAGTTAAATAACGAAGATATGGACGCCAGCAGCAGTGAAGGCGATGAAGACGACGAAGATAGCGATATGGACGAAGATATAATTCATAAAAATGATAAAAAAAGATGGGAAGAATTATACGATGATAATTTTGAAGATACCAATTATAAAAGAGGCGGCTATGTATTTAATAATAAGAAGAATATTGAAATGATAGAAGAAGAAACTGGCGATGAAGAAGATGAAGAAGGATACCAAGGACATGGAGGAGATGGTGAATACGACGGTAGTGAAGGAGGCGAAGGATACGAAGGTGGCGAAGGATACGAAGGTGGTGAAGGATACGAAGGTGGTGAAGGATACGAAGGTAGCGAAGGAAATGGAGAATACAGAGGATATGAAGAAGATGATGGTCAATTAGGTGGTAAAGGTGTAGAGTACGAAGAAGAATTTGAAGATGATTCTTCTGAATCTTCAGAAGAAGATGATTACGATGAAGAAGATGATTACGATGAAGATGAAGATGATGAATATGATGATGAAGATGATGATTATGATGAAGATGATGATAAAAAAACTGGGGGGGCATTTGAGGTCGGATATGAGAATAATGGTGTTGGAAGAGCTGCAGCATCAGTTGAAGTCCCAGAATATGTTCGTAAAGATGTAGTCGCTGTTGACTCAGCGGAATTACAGAGAGCTACGCAAGCTGCGCAAGCTGCGCAAGCTGCGCAAGCGGTTAATGATATAGAGATAGCCGGTTCTCAATGTGCTACTGCAAGCGCTGCAAGCGATGCAGACGCAGCCGTTAATGCTATTGAGATAGCAAGTGCTCAATGTAATACTGGTCAAGGAGGAGGCGACGGAGGAAATTCATTGAGTAATAATAGTGAGATTAAAGTTTTAAATATAGTATAATTAAAATATAATTAAATTATAAGATAGTATAATGGAATTATTAGATGCTGTATTATATTTTATATTAATAATTATATTAATAGCATTAATAGGTATTTTAGCATGGCTAATTTATGATTATTATAATTATAAAGACGAACAAGAAGCCATAAATTCGTTGAATATAAATAATTTTGAGAAAAATTCAGTAACCGATGAAGATTTGAAAAACGAAATGAACGTATTGTATTTAAATAATTCTAATTATATCGGAACTACTTCTAACTATTTAATAGATTATACTAATTCCATGGGAATAAAGAATAATTTATATACCGATTCAGAGATATATAAGACTTCAAATTTTTTATTTAAAAATATAACAAGCAATATAGCGAATACTTCAAACTCTTTTAATAAGAGTCTAATGCATACTTCAAATTTGCTATATAATGATGTTTATAATACATCAAATGTTTTATATAGAAATACTGCAAATATCAATGATAATCTAAATAGATACTTTGAGTTCAAAAGTTTTCCTTCAAACAAAAAGATATTCGATATGATAACAGATACAGAATTGATAAATACTACTAACAATTTAAATCTAAAGAATAATACTATAGCCAATGCAGGATTAAGAATAAATACTAATGAAACCGCAAGCAAATATTTAGAGGTATGTAATGATAATAATAATTGCTATAAATTATATGTAGGTACTAATAATAATTTAGTAGCTAAATATGATAATATAGATCATGTTTTAGTAACTCCTTATGCATCCATTCAATCAGGTCAATCAGGCTCACTCTTAGGAGTCCAGCCCACGGTCCAGCCTTCGACTCTACCTACCGTTCAGCCCACCGTACAGCCTACCGTTCAGCCTACCGTTCAGCCTACAGCTCAGCCTACAGTCCAACCTACCGTTCAGCCTACGGTTCAGCCTACGGTTCAGCCTACCGTTCAGCCTACCGTACAGCCTACCTTACAGCCTACCGTACAGCCCACAGTCCAGCCTACAGCTCAGCCTACAGCTCAGCCTACAGCTCAGCCTACAACTCAATCCATGGTCCAGACAGTAATATAAAACAATTAGAAAAAATAAAAATAAATATTATAGGTAGATATAATTACAATAATGAATTTTAATGATTTGTTGTTAATATTATTATCAGTAATATTTATAATATTAAGTATATTTTATATTGTAAAAGTATGTGATTATAATATTAAGGAATTTTTTGCGATATCAGAGCTTACAAATATAGAAAAGAGCGGTTGTAATTTAGATAATACCTTTAATAATTGTAGCGATTCCTCTTGTAAATACACAGATTCTTTCATAATAAAAGACGAGGAGCCTATTAATTATCACAATGATTATACTTGTGATATGATAGAACAGAAGTATAGAAAAAAATATGCAGATATAGATAATAAAAATTTGTTATTAACATATAAGTGTATTAAAAATAATCCTCGAAAATTTAAAGAATTATTGGAAAAGAAAGGTATCGAGACGTCATCTGTATTGGAATATAGAACCGATAATATTAAAAACTTAACAGATTATATTAAGGCTGAGATAGTTAATAAAATTAAAAATACCAAACTCCATACATCCAAATGGCCGATATATGCATGTATCTCTCAAGCTCCTTATCTAAAAAATGGACTTGAGAATACAGTAGTCTGGGATTATAACAGAGGACAGCAGGTAGACTATCGTTATTCGTGTTCTATAGGAGTTACTGATAATAATATACGCATACCTTGTTCTGCAAAACAAGAGATGTACTATGAAATCCTTCTAATATTTTTAAAGAATGATAAAAATAATATAGACGACTTTATTAAAATAATAAAGGATAGCGAATCCTCTAATTTACAATGTAATATTAACTGTGGAAATTCATTTAGAATGGAAGGTTTAACGTGTGGCTGCTTAAATAAAGAGAGCAGCTATGATTCCTATAATTCTGTATGCAAAACAGGAAATACAGTACAGGATTATAGCATCGTATACTATATCAATAACCATCATGATTTTGGCTCAAAAGATCTAAATATTTTTATAGATTTTACGTAATCATTCGTCGTCCAAGAACTTAAACTTCTCAATCGGCTGTTTCTTATAATTCTCTACTTTTTCCCAGAAAATATTAATTTTATTATTAATATTAACCCATTCATTATCGTCAAATTGTACTCTCTGTGTATTTATTTCTTCCAGTTTCCAATAGTTCAACTTGATAAATTCGTATTTATTATCATTTTCGTTATTAGAATTAAATTGTTCTATTTTACTATAGATATTATCAATAGCTTCGTCGGATGTTACATTGCTATCGCTATATATATAGTAATATTCTCCGCTTTTCGTAATATATTCCGCTATAATTCCATGATTCATAGATATTTCGCGGAATTCTTCCATATATATACTTTCTTCAAGTACTAAGAATTTACATTCTACGTAATCGCATTCTTTTAAATTACAAACAGCGAGCTGTCCCTGAATTTGTAGTTTATACTTATCGGGTATATAACCATCTATAATTTTTCTCGAATAAGGACATTTAATCTCAACCATAATTCCAAGTTCATTAATACCATCTGGAGAAGCTCCGAAATGTTCATTAATTTCATCGCAAATCAATCCAAACTCATATACATGAATATTATCATTTATTTGAGAGTATATCCTCGTAGCCATAGGTTCGAACATGGTACCCCATTTCAATGCTTTGATAGCATTATAGTTTGTGTTATCCTTAATAATCTTCGCTTTCTTCTTTGCGATCGTATCACTTGCCTTAGTATCTTTAATGGCATCTGCTAAATCGCTTGCAGTCAGACGATTTTTTCGTGCTTCAAACCATTCAAGCGTTCTCTGCTTTATAATTGGTTGACTTACTAATTTCTTTAGAATTTCTCTGTAAGACGTAATATCTTCAACTCTTTTATTTATTAAATCTCTATCAATATCAATATTTATCTCAATATCGTTATAAATATCTATATCATCGCAATTCTTTTTTCTATCCTTGATTATACTCAAGTATTCTCGATCAATTATAGAATTTTGATTTTCTATATTAGCCATACATCTATATCGTGGTATTTTTTTATATACAAATATGTTTTTATAAAGCATTATACACTTCGCTCTCACATTTTTTCTTATACTCTTTAGATTCTTTGTATTTCTTATCGATTGCCGCATTGATTTTATTGTAAAGCTGCTTTTCCATGAAGTTGATTTCATTAACATCAGAAGTCATTTTTTTATTTTTTGTTTTCATTTTATATAAATCTTCTAATTCTTCTCTCTTTTTGGCTAACAGAATGTCGAAGGGCGTCATCGGTACTTCTTCCATTTAATGTATATAATGTATATATATAATATAAATCATTTTTTATATAATTTTCATTTTACGACTATCGTAAGCCCAATGTAATAATGTTTGTCTCAACCTCGGATAGATTTTTTCACTATTACTTTGTTGTTCGTTAACCTTATTTTGCAATTGATTTCTAAATCTTCCTTTGGGGCCCGCAGATTTTTTCCATCTGTTAATTTGGCGCACATCGTCTTCGCTTCTGCGTCCGTTGTAAAAATTACAATACCATTCTATCCATCCATATGGATCTATATCTTCCCTTATCCAATTCTTTTCCATCCAATACTCATAGCTTGTTCCTACTTCAACCTTGTAATAATTAATGCTCTTATCATACTCTTGCTTTGTTAAGATATCTTCAGAGATATCTTTGAGAAATTTAAAGCGTTTATGATGATTTTTATATACCTTTTTCGTTTTAGGAGACTTTATTTGTCTAAAATAAGAGCCTCCCATGATCCCTAATGCAAACATTTCTCTTGGCGTAATATTTGGCTTAAATTCGGGATGATCTTTAAAATTTAAACTCATTATCTATTATATATCTATTTTAATTGTAGTTAAAAAGGAGTTTATAGAATATTATTCTCGATTGCAATTGCAAGTTTACATAGTCTGTGATTTTATCAGTTTTATATGGTTGTGGTCTTGAAAACATCGAATGGTAATAGTTATTCATTTATTTATAAATAGTCTTTATATAATAAATTTAAAAAATATATATCTAATAATACTACGTTACTGCATGACTACGTGAACACACAGTCATCCTTATACTTTGATATACAGTTTATCAATCATATTAATGACGTATTTAAGATAGTAAGGTGGAAATATCTTGGCATATTTATCCTTTGTAGTAAGAGTATCCTTATAATTATCAAGATTTTCATTTGCCGAGAACCAGATACCTTTGCAATTATTGCTATCCGAGTAAATATGTAAAGCTTTCGCTAAGATAGATACGTATAGGCAAATATGTATATTATAATTCTTATATCTAATAGATTTCCTAAGGTCAGTCTTTATAACATTCAATATATGGCAGCAAACGACGATCAAGTTGAATATAAATAATCTCGAGGTTTCATTATCGATAGGTTTTGATACAATGTGCTTAGACATATTATCAAATATAGCAATCACGACTTTGTGTCTACGCTTGCTATATTCAGAGCAGTATATTAATCCAATCAAAGATTCCATATATATCATATTCTTTGTGATAATAGCATGGTTAAAACACCTTTTGTAACTCTTTGATAATATATGTGTATGGTCACAATGCATATAATGATATAGCGATGTATACTTTATGCCTTCAATATTACATAAGCGATATTTGTGTATTATGCGCTTTTCCATAAATTTCATTAAAAAGCTCATATCACAACCGCTACTATTTATAGCATTTATGAAGTCGCTAAATTCTTTGTGATTGATATTAAAGAGGCTATTAAACTTCTTAGATACCTGCTTAAGCTTATCATATTGATAAATGTGAATATGATTCAGAATATATTCAAAGATATCATCTTCAGAGAAGATACTCATGCTCTCAGTAGCTCTATGTACCTCTCTGTAGCTCTGTGTAGCTCTCTGTGGCTCTCTGTAGCTCTATGTAGCTCTATGTAGCTCTATGTACCTCTCTGTAGCTCTCTGTAGCTCTCTGTAGCTCTCAGTAGCTCTCTGTAGCTCGGTCTTTAGCTTAATATATGCTACGGAGGCACCTTATCAATTTTTATACAGCAGACCAAGACTATTAACATATATATTCTGATATTTTTTAATTATATTAGGAGGCTCTAAAAACGAGTACATAATTGAAAAAAATTTAGAAATTTCAAAAAGTTTTTAAAAGTTGAGAGAAAAATAAATTATGTACTCGTTTTTAATAGAGTATTTCTGATAATTTATAATTGATATTTATTATATTATCATCAGATATAACATCAGAACCAATATCCTTCTTAGAAAGTTCTTTAATTAAATCCTTATAATACCTATCATTTCTTCTTGATAGCCTACTCTTTTTAATATACTCGGCCTTTTGCGCATTACAAATATCCTTGCTCTTTTGACTATCATTGCCATGTTTATTATGTATGTATATACTATTATCCCACATGTATCTTAAAATATCCTCATTATCAAATACCTTACGATCTATCCCATATTTTTTAACAATTTTATTAGATACATCATAAGCAGGCCAATAGTTATATCTCGGGCACACAAGTTGTCTATTGGCATACGTATAAGTATTGTTCCTAATATCATCTATAAAAATAGCACGATTCTGTATTATATAATCAATATCATTCCTGTTTTTCATAACAGGATACTTTTTCTCAAGACTTTTAGTAATTAAAGGAAATATATTTGCAAGTGATTTCTCGGTATCTATTAAAGAAGTTGATATCATATTTTCTTTTGTAAAAAACGGACGATTTATCTTTATATTTAAGGCCTTCTCTATATTAGGCCCTAAAGACGTATTGGTCCAGAAATATGAACTCCCTGTATAAAAGAAGATCTCTATATTTTTAAATTTATTATTGCAAAATTTTATGAAATCTTTAATGTTAGGTCTCAATAAACCAGACATTAACTCTTCTTGCATATCAATGCTCTTCATATATTTACAATTATACTCGCCTTCTTTCTTGCATGTATTGTATATATATTCTAATAATCGCGATTCTTTTGTTAATAAGCTACAGTCTCCGATAACTGTATTATCAATATCAAAAATTAAAATAAACGGATATTTTTTCATAAGCTTTCTAATATTAGTGTATATTCTATTCTTTTGTTCTAATTTGTTAAAGTTTTTATATTAACATTATTATTAATAATATCAATATATTGATAACATTTGTTACCAAAAGCTCTCGAAATACCAGTATCAGTATACCATAAATTATTGTTTATAAACTTGATACCATCTACTACATTATGGCCCACAAACATATAACTACAGCTCAAGCTGTTTAACATGATATTTAATTCATCTCCAGTATCTAAATTGCGTGTCCATAATATACCATCATCTTCCAATATTATTTTACCGAATATCTCAGCATCTTCGGGATTACCTAATTTATTTGTTAACGCATAGGAGCTCCATAATTCATTCAAGTATGATACCTTTTTCTTATATTTATTCAACAAAAATAGATGAGATATTTTAAGACCTGCATGGCAGAATAAGAGACCTCCTATTTTAACAATTATAGGTCTCTTTGATAATATTATTGATAGCTGTCCGTTAGGCTTAAATAATTCCCTTCGCCTTTTTTCATTATTAGCAATACTTTTATCAGATACATAGCTATAATTTCCTAATATATTCATAAATTCGTGGTTGCCTATAAGAGATATAACAGTTCCTCCCTTGATTTTCGCTATTTTATCTAATAAATCAGTGAATTTCAACATCTCTATATCTTCTATCACTTCCCAATCATTATCTTCGGTTCTATTTAAACTATCAATTTGGTCGCCCATTTGTATAACAATAGTATTAGGAGGTTCGGCAATCCATTCGATATTATTGTTTATAATATTGGCATCTATGAGAATATTTTTAAATCTCTTAATATCGCCGTGAATATCGCCAATTATTACTAATCTATCCGGATTTGGATATTCATATATTATATTAGTATTATCCATTATATATATATAAAAGTTTATAAATATTATAAATATATAAATGCCTAAAACTATAAATCTTTATATAGTATATACTACCGAATTAGTAAATAGAATAACTAATATCAATAACGTAGTTGATTATTTTAAAAAAATATGTGAAAAGAACGATATCACTATTATTAATAATATAATCAAAGATCCTACTTCGAAATTAATAGATGATAATATAAACGTATTTAATGATAGAGTTGATTACAGTAAATTCGAGGAGAATAATGAATACAATGATTTTATAGAAATGTTAAATACCAGTCAGATATCAAATTATGAGAAGCACAGAGAATTGTACAAAATAATAAAGGATAAGGATGATACTTCCCTGCATATGATTATAGAAGATGATGTATTAGTTAGCAGCAACTATTTAAACAATATCGAGGAATTTTTAAAGTATGTAAAAGATGATAACAATAATATCTGGGATATGCTATTTTTATCATTGAATACCATAAATAGCGATGAGCAAATAGTCGATTATCGGAAAGTATACAATAAATTAGTAACGAAATGCTGCTATCTAATAAAGCCGAAAATATGCGAGAAATTATACAATGATACAAATAAATTCAAACTAACCATTAGAAATACCTTATCCAAATACATATCAGATAATAAAGATCTAAATGTATACTTTTTTAACAAAGTAACGTTCATAGAAGGCTCTAAACTCGGGCTATTCCCTTCTACAACAAATAACATGAACTACCTATATTTTAATAACGAATATATCGAATTGGTTAAAATATATAATAAGGAATTATTGACTAACGAAGACGTTTTAAAATCAGAAGAACTGTTTAAACAAGCGGAAAATCTAAATTCTTCGGATATAAATAATATCATGGGTATGATACATAATAAAAATAAAAATTACAAGGAGGCAAAACGGTACTTTACTAAGGCTCTTGAATTGCACAAGAAGAATTTTGGATATTTGCAAAAAAATAGTATAATTTTAAATAATGCAATTGATATTTTTAAATACGAACAAGATATGTTAGCAGAATGTATCAAGGCAAAACCCAAGTATTGCTAATCTCATTCTTTGTTCTCGAGATTTTCTAATCTATCAGTTACTTCTTTGAATTGAGAAGAAAGTTTTCCTATTTTATCATCAACTGATAATTCAGATAGTTTATTCTCCATCTCTTCTATTTTTTTAGCGAGTATATGAGTTACTGTGATAGAAGACGCTTTTGCAACTTCGGCAGCATCGGCTAATTCGGATACTTTACCGGTTAATTCGCCTAATTTTTGTTCTAACTCTTCTATTTTCGAAGAAGATACTTTGGCCGATAATTCTGCTACAGATTCTTCTAATGCCACTAATTTATCAGATACTAACTTAAAATCCGAAGAACCTTCCGAAACAACCGACGAAGACAAAGGCGATGCCGATACTTTAGCCGATAATTCAGCAACAGATTTTTCTAAATCTTTTAACATAACATTATCAGCATTGCATTTTAAAGAGCTTAATTCATTTTCTATATTTTGAATTTTTCCATATATAGCGTTTATAGACATGATTATTATACTAATATATTATAATATTTTATTTTTACTATTTTACGCATATACATTAAATAATGTAAATATTGTTATTACTGACTATTATATAAAAAAATGATTATGTTATTTAAATATAAGAACGACTAATATAAAATGATTGTGCCTATCAGATGTTTCACATGCGGAAGAGTTATGGCTGATATTTCGGATTACTATGAGAAAGAAAAGCTTAAGTTGGATAATACTAATGATGTAGATAAACTATATAAAAACTTCGAAAAGATACATACTGGAGAATTGCTGAATAAGTTGGGATTAAATCGCTATTGTTGCCGAAGAAATTTGATAACTAACATAGATATGATGGACGTCATATAATTTACTTAAAATTTCTCATATACTGGTAAGAAGTAAATAAAATATGGCGAATTTAAATAAAAAAGATAAGGCCATAGAAAATAACCCAGATAATATAAATTACAATGGTTTAGACAAGTTTATTGAGAGTAATATTGAGAATAAACTTAATAGCCTATTGGAAACTTTACCAGATAAGATAGAAACTGGTAAAGAACATACGGATTTTTATGATTTATCTCTTAAAGATATTTATAAAAATACCTTGCAGTCTATTATTGATATAATAAATGATGTTACAAAAGCATACAATAACGGCTATATAGATAACAGTAATTATATATATGTACTAATTGATATCTTATCAAAAGAAGAAAGAAGATTATATATAGGTATAATACTTATCTTTTTATCATTTATAATATATTTTATAGATGGTGCTTCAGTATAATAAAATATATATTCAAAGATTAAAATAAGATCATGAATAATATTCTAAATAATTATTATGCGGCTATATTATTTTTAGCTTTGATATTCTTTATAATAAGCAAATATAATAGTTCTGTCTTGATTGCTCTGATAATTATTATTATTTTTTATTATCATATAGATAACAACATTAAACAAGCTAATGCGACCAAAAAGAACAGAGAGGAAGATATTGTGGATAATATAGATAAGGGAATTGATACTATTAAAGAGCTCAATACTAACAACTTTAACATAAATATCAACACGGGAAATATTAAATTCTTGAAAAAAAACAAGGAATTTTTAGATATTATTCATAATCTGAGATTTGTAAAAAAATTCGATAAAACGCGATATAATAATTTGATAATTTATATGAATAAATTAATGAAAATATATATTTATATATTATCAGACAGATACGATATTTATATATATATACCAATATTTAATGATATAGTCAATGATATATTAGAAATATTATACTCGTTTGTATTTGTTGTACCCAATAGATTTAAGCATATCTATGGATTTAATCCGAGCGAAGAAATAGATAAATCTATCGTAGATTTTAGAACCAAGTTAGAAAAAATGCTCATCGTTTTAAACAACTACGGGAAAATAGAGAAGAAGAAGATATATATAGATATCTATAAATATAATCCATATGAAAAAAATAAAGAACTCTATTTACCCTAAAGAAATAATTGGGCTTGTAAATTAAATGGTTGATACTCTTTATAATTCTCTAAGGGTAGAAATTCGGTTCTACTTATATTACCCATATCAATTGCATTATTATTTGCGCTATCACCGCCTCTTTTTTTAGGATTCTTCACTTTTTTAGAAGAAGATTTGTATTTTTTATATAATTTTGGTAAATTAATAACAATTATATTGTATTCCGCTGATATTTTAGTTTTACCTTTAGAACACGTGAAACACCCTCCCTTCATACAAGTATTGCAAAAGTTTTCCGTATTTTCCATAGATTTTTTATAACTGCCTCCTCTAATAGTAGACAAATATAAATAATTTACTCCCAAAGGATAATTTGTCTGTGTAGAAGCTACTGCGTCTATCGAGCTCGTTGAACTGCGACTATACTTGAAGGCATTATTTAAATCATCATAAGCTCTTTGAGCTATAATACTATCCTCTGCGTCCTTTAGAACAGGACAGTTAACAGGCGTCATATATATTATTTATATATATATTATATAAATATTATTTATTATTATTATAAAAAATGGTTATAGAATATACGATAGAAAATATTAAAGAACATTACTGTAAAAATGATATGTCTGATATCGGACATATCGAAGATATTATCTTTGATAAAATAGATTACGAAAATATTAATAGCGAAATACTGCATATATTCCCGATAACTTTTTCATTGTCCATTACATTATTGCTTGCTTCCTACATATTATTATATTAACTTGATATATGGGGTTATATGCTAATTCTTTTTTTAATTTATTTTTATTAAGAAGCATAATAATATAATGTCTGAGAGTATTACAAATTTTGGTACTCCACGTTCAATATATTCATTAGCTAATGGTGATATTGAAATATTTGGTAATGTGATTGCTAACCAATTTATAGGCGACGGACAAAATTTAACAAATATAAGTATTGAACAAATTAATGCGAGTACCATTAACTATAATAAAAAATTACTCAGAGAGCTCGGTGGTACTAACAATAACAATTATATAGATAAGGGGATCTTGTTTAACAATGATACAACGCAGAAATTCGAGACATCCCCGAATTTATACTGGGATTATGATAATAATATATTGTACGTTAATAATCAAAATATTATAAAAACATTTTCAAATTATGTCGAAAATTATTCGAATGCTACTTCCAAAGAAATTATAGATACGTCAAATACTATCATAAATGAAATAAAAAAACATATACTTAGTAATATTTCTATTGAAAATATTAAAGGTATACCAAAGGGTTCCCAACAACAGTACGGTATTCTTAAAGTTGGCGAAGGAATTTTCGTCGATGACGGGGTTATCAGTGTAGTACCCAAACCTATTTCTATAACAAAACCTACGGTCGAACCAGAATTACCCCCTTATATATTTCCAGATACTATTTATGAAAAAATTGTTTTTAAATACGATTCCAAAAAGAAAACTACGTTTAACGACGAAGATATATTACAATATTTTTTCAATTTCGATAAAATATCTAATACTTCAAATATAAAGAGTGTTCGTAAACAACTAAATAATATAATTATAAATAGCCAAACCGATGTATTATTAAAGGAGATAGTTAATCACAAATATGAATATACCCCTCTCGAAAATAACTATTTGTATTTCAGCGGTACTTCGAGTTCATATGCGCGTTTTGACGATGATTTCGATCTCTATAATATTTATTCGACCAATTTAAGCGTTGGAGGTTCTGAAATAGGTTTCACATTTTCATTTTGGTTTAAAATTTATGATTTAATAAGCGACGAAAAGTTCTTATTTAGTTTTACCAATAGTAATTCTAATACATATCGATTTGAAATTAAATTAATTAGCGAAACTGACGAGGATAATAATGTTTTTAATTATTTAGTGGTAAATATCAGGCAATTATCTGATTACCAATATATTATTAGAAATATAAGTGTAAATCCCAATGATTGGTATCATTTTGTGTGGACAATTAATGCTAATAATACATGGACGCTATATTTAAATAACCAAAAAAATATATTAATAAATGATTTTATCGAACAGATAGTCCCTGATATTAACGTTGGTATATTCAGTGATTCGAAATATATAGCGAAGACGATTGGTAATGCCTTATTTAGAACAAACGTTAATTTAGAATTTTCTATTACTGATTTGAGGATATATAATAGGGCTTTAACGAAATCTGAAATATTTGAATTATATATTGCGAACGAATACACATTATATAAATTAAAGTTCAACGATCCCAATTATACAACATGTGATGTATTATTAATTGGTGGAGGCGGAGGTGGAACAAATGAGGGCGGTGGTGGAGCTGGTGAATTAATTTATATAGATAATCTAACAGCCGGCCAAACAGAAAATGACGAATATTATGAAATTAAGGTAGGTAGAGGAGGCGCTGGTAGAATTATTAAAGATATAAACGGTAGTTCGGTAATTGTTCAAAATAATGCCGTCGGTATAAATACAGTATTTGATAAATTAATAGTTCGAGGCGGTGGTTCATATTCTATTTCAGGTGGAAGCGGTGGAAGTGGTTCTGGTAATGGAGGTACTTCTAATTTAAATATAAGTGCTGATGATTATTCGTTCAGAAAAATATATTTTCGCGGGAATAATGGGTTTGAATTAAATGGCGGTGGAGGTGGTAGTGGGAGTACAGGATATGTCTATAATGGAGGGAAAGGTCTCGGGGCTATTATTGATGATATTAACGATACTGTCTTTAATTTTAAAAGCGTTTTTGATTTGTTAAATGATGATAATATAGGATATTATGATCCAGATTCTAATTTAAGTTATTTTGCAGCAGGTGGTGCGAGTAACATTGATAATGCTATTGGTGGTATTGGAGGCGGCGGATATGGTAGCGAGAATTACATAGAAAATATTAGATATGAGGGTCTTGCTAATACAGGATCGGGCGGAGGCGGATATTTTAATCACGGATATAGCGGAGGAAGCGGTATTGTTTTATTGAGATATTTAAAAACACAGATTCTATCGACGGATTTAGGTAGTAGAATTATAAGTAGTTCAAATAATTTGCTATCAATAATAAATAATTTAACTACGGATGATATTATTCAAAAAAATAATAGTAGAAATAAATTTATTATTGATAATGTTTACA